TCAGCACTTCCAGGCCCGCAGGCTCTTGTTGATCCGGCTGTTCGGGTCCTTCGCCGTCTTCTCGCTCGTCAGCTTCTTCTTCATGCCCTTCATCCGGGCGCAGAACGAGTCGCGTCGAGGTCCCCCTTCCGGCTGCGGGGGCTTGAGTCCGGGCTTGCCGGGATTCGCCTTGTTGTAGCTGGCGCGCCCCTTGGCGTTCAGCCCACCCTTGGGATCCTTGCCCTCGGCCCTCTGCCATGCGGGTGTCTTGGCCATGGTCACTCCTCGTCTATGAGCTGCTCTACGAAGCGACGGGTGTCGCGGTTGAACTGGATGCCGCCCAGCGTGTTGCGCTCGCGCTGGCGCTGCGACTGCTCCGACCGGATCAGGGACGACAGGGGCTGGCGCCGGTAGCCTGCTTCCTCGCGGGCGTCCTGCAGCTTCGCCCACCGCTCCCGAGCCTCCGCCCGGGCGTCCGGGTCGTCCTTGGCGCGCAGGTAGGCGTTGCGGATCTTCTCGGCCCTGTCCTGGAACTTGTTGTCCGCCTCGCGCTTGACCCGGTCCCGGAACTGGCGCACCGCCAGCTCGGTGGGCTGGAAGCCGATGGCCTGCCAGAAGGTCTCCATGCCGGAGATCTCCTCCGGGGTGATCAGCACGTCGCCGTTGCGCCGGGTCACGCCCTCGGTGGCCTGCCGGTACGACTTCATGGCGTTGGACACGCCGGTGGGCACGAGCTGCTCCAGGCCGCGGTAGTACTGCCCGTCGCGCATCAGAGCCAGACCGTCGGCTGCGCGCAACCCCAGAGAGCCAGCCGGGCCGCCGAAGATGGCCGCCATGGCCGACTCCACACCGGTGCGGCTGGACAGGTCCAGATCGTTGAACGGCAGCAGCGACAGCACGTTGCCCATGCCGAGCTTGTTGGACAGGTCCACGCCGAGCGCCGCAGGAGCTCCACGGGTTATCAGGGTCGCCACCTGCCCGTTGCCCAGCAGCTCGCGCAGCTCTTCCTCCAGGTTGAACGGCTCGTCGTCCCCGCCGTCCTTGAGCATGCCCAGCATCCAGGAGATGGCGGCGAAGCCCGGCAGGCCGATGGCGCCCGCCATGACAGCGGTGTGCCCCAGCAGGAACCCGAGCGCCTTGCGTGCAGCGGCTTGGTCATCGCCGGTGAAGCTGTTCTTCACGAGCTTGGCCAGCAGCGTGAGCTGGATGAGCTGGAACTTGCGGAACTGCAAGGCCACCTTGCCCGTGGCGGTGTTGAACACCCGCGGCGCGTTGCCCCGGGTGTAGTCGCCGTGGGTCTGGCTGATGATGTCGTCGGCGTACTGCAGTGCCTCAGCGGCGTTGCCGGTCCGGGCGAGCTCCATCCGGTAGGCCGCGATGGCGGTGGACAGCCGGTTGACGGCTTCGAGCTTCTGGGCGGCGTTGCGCAGCCCGCGATCGACCTTGTTCCAGCGGTCCTTGACCGGGCCCTCGCCTTCGAGGCGGAACTCTCCCAGGTCGGTGTCCATGCCGATGTCGATGCGCCCGCGGTCCACCAGCTTGGAGATGGCGGCCCGGACATCCTGCGGCGCGGCGGCGTAGTTGAACTGCTCGCCCAGCTTGGCCGTACGGAACATAGGGGCCAAGTCCGTGTAGGCCTTGACCAGCGCAGTGCCCACCTTGAGGTAGTTGAACTTGCCCGCCATGACCGGCAGCGACATCATGAACGGCTGGGTCAGGTTCTGCAGGTAGTACGCCGGGCTCGTGGCCAGATACCAGACCGAGGTCAGCCGGGCGAGCTTGGAGGCGATGGGCGACGGGTCGTAGTCCATGGACTGCGTGTGCCGCTTCATCAGCTCATTGAACACCCCTGACTTGGTGTTCTGCGCCTCGGCGTCACCCGACTTCACCTCGCGGCGCATCGCGTTGAAGGTGTCCAGCGTCTGGTTGTTGTACTTGGCCCCGGCGATGAACTGCGCGTCCGCCCGCCCTTGGGAGGTGAAGGAGCGCAGCATGTCGATCTCGCCGGCCACGCCGCGGCGGCGCATCTCGGACTTGCGGGCCGAGCTCTCGGCCAGGGACGACAGGTACAGCTCGCCCACCACCCGGCGCGCGGCGCGCAGGGCGTTCTTCTCGCCCGGCTGGGCGTCTGCCAGCTCCGCATCGAGCTCCGCGCGCAGCTTGTTGAAGGCCGAGAGCATGCCGCCGAACATCGTGTGCTGGACGGCCTCCTTCTGGCGGAACACCACCTCTGCGAAGGCGCCCTGCTTCTGAAGCTGCTCGACCAGCTCGCGCGCGTCGGCGGCCGACTCTGCGAACGAGACGTGGTAGTCATCGCCCGAGTTCTCCAGCTTGGCCCGGGACTTCTCGTCGGCGTCCAGGTAGGCCTGGGACTTGGCGATGACCACGTAGTCGCCGAAGCGCTTCAGCGGCGCGTAGGGGCGGAACTCCTGCAGCTCGAAGAGCGAGTTGAACCGCTTGAGCTGGTCGGCCTTGTCCGCATCCAGGCGCGCAGCCTTCTTGGTGTCCCCGAGCTTGCGGGCGGCCGCGATCAGTGCGTCGTACTCGGAATCGGTGGCCTCGATGACGGTCTGCTTCTTGAGCGACAGCACCTCGTCGCCATGCTTGAAGACGGCCTCCACCAGAGCCTTGGACTCCTTGGACAGCGCATCGAAGCGCTGCTTCATCTCAGGGTCGACCTTGACGTTGGCGCTCGTGCCCTTGCGCCAGTCGGGCTTGAAGCCCCACTTGCCCTCGCGCGTGGCGTCGTAGAGGAACTGGTTGGCCGACTTCGGGCCGGTGCCGCGCTCGGCCTGGGGCACCTTGTTGTACAGGTCCGCCACGCGCTCGACTTCGCGCTCCAGCTTGCCTGTGAGCGCCGCACGCTCCTGGTACACGCGACGCAGGTTGCCCGCAGCCTCCACCCCCAACGAGATGGCGCGGTTGATGACGTCCTCGGTGAACGTCAGCGTGTTCAGCGCCGCGTTGCCGACGTCGCGCAGCGTGTTGGTGACGACACCGACGGGCTTCTGGAGCTCTGTCGGCAGGCGCTCGGTGGGGTTCTTGCCGAAGCGCATGCGCTGCTTGTCCGCAGCCACCTGGGCGCCCACGCGGAAGATGTTCTTGTCGTTGAAGATGACGAGGTTGCTGGTCCGTACTTGCGACTTGGCGCTCTCAAGGGCCGCTTCAGCGTCTGCAACGGCTTTTTGGCCGTCAACGACCTGCTTCTCGTGGTAGCGAACAGCCGCGCCGAGTTTGTTCTTCAGGCCCACCACAGATGTGGCTCTCGTCTTCTCCGCGCTCTTGGCGATGTTGTCGCGAATGAAAGCCGGAGCGCTGTCAATCAGGTCTTGAAGCTCTTTCTGACTGCGTTCAAGCGCCTCTTGCGGGTTGGTGTCGGCAAACGCCCGCGCAGCTTTTGCCTTTTCCAGGGCCGCGCGGCTGGCCTCAAGGCCGTCTCTTGCGGCGTCAAGGCGGTCCTGCGCGCCTTTCACTGAATCGCTGCGACTGCGAGCGTCCAGGAACCTGATGCCCTTGATGCCGATGGAGTCGAGCCACTCAGACGCAGCCTTGTCGGAGCCGAACTTGTTCTCAAACCAGTTGTACAGGTTCTCGCCATCTATGCGCGGGTCGTCCCACGCATCATCGAAGTCCTCCGCGTATTTAGAGTTCTCGATGGCCTGACGCACTTTGGCGCTTTGCTTGCTCAGTGGCTTGTCCCAGTCCAGCAGCTCGTCGTCGGCGACGGCGGTGTCCACGCGCATGAGCGAACCTTCTGGGTTAGGGCCCGCCCGCATCTCAACTTCGCGCCCTCCGGTGATGGCCAGCAGTCGGTCCCAACGCGACTTGTTGCTCTTGCTGGCAAACTTAGTCTTGCCGTCGAACAGCAGCTTGTTGTACAGCTCGCGCAAAACAGACGCCGGCACCGGCTGGCCCGTGTCGGAGTACACCGGCTGGGCGCTTTGGCTCTTACGATTGACGTCAGCCTCGAAGTACCCCTTGGCGATGCCGAACCGCTGCGCCAGATAGGTGCCCCAGCCGTACGCTTGCGCACCCTCACCCGACCCCATGAACTTGTGGTCGAACTTGCGGAACGCCGCCGCCGTGCCATGCCACGTGCCGGTGATCTCCAGGCGGGCTGCACCGAACGCGAGGTTGACGATGTCCTGTGCGGTCAGGCTCTCGGGCTTCAGGCCCAGCCGGCGCACCGCGACCTTGAACGCAGCCCACAGGGTGCGGAACCACTCCCGCAGTCCAGCAGACCCGCGCATCGTCTCCGCCGTGGGGTCGATGCCTCGCTGCACAGCCTCTTCGAGGAAGTAGGCCAGGATCTCGGCCCGGCGGTCTTCCTTGGGCGTGTTTGCGTCCATCGTGCGCTCGACGGCAGCCAGGGCGACTTCGCTCTCGGTGGACCCGTTGTCCTGCTTGGCCCAGGAGATGATCTGGTCGACGAGCTTGTCGTACACCGCCTTCGGCAGCAGGTTCTCCAGCCCCAGGTGGCCGCCCACCTCGTGCATGAACTTGGCCCGGCCACGCCCCTTGGCGATGCGGTCCGCCACGAGATACGCCACCCCGTCAGAGGCCACACCATAGGCGCCTTCGAGGGCCATCTTGGCGCCCAGTACCTTCTTCGTGCGGTCCGAGGAGGTCAGCAGGTCGCCGATGGTGTCCACGATCACGAGCTTGCGCCCCAGCACATCGGCGCGGATGAAGGCCTTGATGTCGTCAATCAGCTCGGCGGCGGTGTAGCCGTTCTTGACGGCGCCGGCACCCTTGGTCTTGCCGAACTGCTGCCCGCCCCCCTTCATGGCCTGGACCATGCGGTTCCAGTCGCGCGGGGCGATGTCCAGCACGGCGGCGTACTGGAAGGGTGCTTCGGGGCGCAGGGCCCCGGACTCCACCGCGGCGCGGGCGGCTTCGAGCGCGTCCTCCATCGAGACGAACTTGCCGGTGGTGGCCAGCATGACGTCGCCCGGCTGCTCCTTGTCACGGGACTTGGCGCGCAGGTCGCGCTCGCGCTGGGAGGTCGAGTTCTGCGAGGTGCGGGAGTCTGGACCGGATGATGACGATGTCCATACCGGCCACGGCATAGAACGCTGCATCAGCGACACGACGTCCTGGCGGGTCCAGTTGTTCTCGCCGTAGCCCACGAACTCCTTGCGAGTGGTCTCAGGCAGGTCCGCCCACTTGGGTGCGCCAGGGATGGTGTTGGCGGCTTGGTCCCACGCCCGGCCAGCCTGCTCGGTCGGAGTCAGGACCTTGTCCACGGGTGCTGCCGGCGCGGGCGCTGCAGCCTCTGCCTTCTTGACGCGGCGAACCTTGGGAGCCTTGGGAGGCTCGGCACCCTTGGCCTTGCGCACCGCTCCCCGCTGAAGGACGCCCTCGGCGCGCTCGATCTCGGCCTCCGCCTTGGCTTGGAGCTCCGCAGCCTCCTGCTCCAGTTGCGCGACGGGCACCATCTTGTTGTTGACTGAGACCTCGGTCTTGCCGGCGGCGCGGGCCTGGGCGATCTGCTCGGCGCGCTTGGCGGCCTTGTCCTGCAAGTCCATCGCCTTCTGCGTGAACTTGGCTGCGACCTCGCCGGGGGTCAGGTACTTGGCTTCGATCTGGGAGATCGCAACGTCGGCCTCCTCGACCTTGTCGTTCTTGCCGGCTTCTTCCGCAGCGGCGCGCTGCTGGTACAGGGAGTCCAGCTTGTCCTGATCGGCCTGTGAAACGTCCTCGCGCCCGGCCAGCTCACCGGAGTCGCGCCAGTTGGAGACTGAGCCGCCCAGTGACGCACTGGTGGAGAAGCCCGCCTCGCGCAGGCTGGGGTCGCGCCCGCCCATCTCCGGGGCGGTGTCAGCGCCGAAGGCGGACTCCGTGGCTTCCAGATCAACCTCGGTGCGCCCGCTCGTGGGGGCGTCAACCTCGGTCTGCGTCTGCGCAGGCGCGAGTCGAGCAGCCAGCCTCGCCACGTAGTCATCGGTCCAGCCGAACTTCTTCTGGGCGTTCTTGATGCGGGTCGCCCGGGTCTTGGCCCCGAGCTCGCCCTCGCCCGTCACCTTCTGCACGGTCTGCCGCGACAGCCCGTACTTGTTGGCGATGGCCTCCTCGGTCATGTTCTCCACGTAGCGGTCGTAGAGCATGGCCGCATCGCGCTCGCCGAAGATCTGGTTGAGTGTGGTCAGCGTGTCGTCATCGCTCTCGTTGGTGTCGCCCTGCTCGGCGACGATGTCCTCGGCGATCTTGAAGAGGTTGACTCGGCGGCCCTGCGCTTTGGCGGCGCGGGCCTCTGCCCAGACCTGACGCAGCGACGGTGTGAGTGCTGCGAGCGCCGGAGCTCCGTCGGGCTTGGAGTCTTCCCAGTCGCTCTCGTCCGTGGCCTCGGCAGCCTCGGCTTGCTCAGCAACGGGTTCGGGGGCAACGAAGGCCTGCGACTGTGCCAGGGCGGCCGGACTCACCAGCCTGCGCTTGCGCTGGACTACAGGCTCGGTTGGCGCAGCGGGAGCTGCGGCATCTTGTGCGGGGGCGGCTGCCACGGCAGCTTCTGCCGGCGGCGCTGCTTGGACGGCTTGACTGGCTTGGACATCGGCGGGGACCTCCGTGGCCGTTGGGGGAGTTGCCGGCGCGGGCTCGACCACGGGAGCCACGACAGGCACAGGAGCCGCCACAGGGGCAGGCGCAGCGACGGGAGCAGCCACCGGAGCCTTCTTGGACTCGATGATGGCCGCGGCCAGGAGCTTCTTGGCCTGCGCGTTCTTGCGCTCGGACATGGCGGTGACCACCGGGGTCAGCGACTCCAGGGGGAGCCCGGACGCCTTGATCTCGGAGAGCAGCTCCAGTGCCTTGCCGTTGGGCACGACGCCCATGTCGATGAGTTCCTGCTCCTCCGGCGTATAGACCTTGGAGGCGGGCGCGGGCGGCGGAGCCGGCGCAGCGGTCGGCGTAGTGGGCAGCCCTTGGGAGAGCATCGACGCCTCGTAGGCCGACAGCTCGCGCTCGGTGCCATCCGGCCCTGCGACACGGACACCCGACGGGGCGTCGAACGCTGCGGTGATGTCGGCCTCGCGGGCCTCGCGCTGCTTGTCGTCGAGCGGCGCGCCCACGCCAGCCTGTTGCTCGACCCAGTTCTTGAGCGGAACGCCCGGGTTGTCGCGGATGAGCCCGAGGATGGGCGCGAGCTGCTCCTGACGAGCCTTCTCGGCGTCGGCAGCGGCCTTGTCCCTGCGCAGAATGTCGGCCTCGATGGCGCGGTTGTTGAGCGCGCCGAACCCACCACCCGTGGCGACCCCGGCCAGCATGCCCATGGCGCCGGCGTTGCCCACACCCTGATCCCAGGGCCTGCCCAGCGCGACGTTCTGCCAGACCTGCTCCTGCATGGACTGGGGCAGTTCCTCGAACACGCCTTCGGACAGCGCGCTGCCACCGATGTTGCGCAGCATCCCGCGCTTGCCGGTGCCCATGGCGCCTTGCGCGAGCGCAGTGTCGATGTCGCCCAGCCCCACGCGGTTGGCCAGCCGGCCGCCGGCAAGACTCAGAACGCCAGCGCCGAAGCCCGATGCGGCAGCGGCAGCCCCCTGCCACGGGGTGAGGAGTCCGTCCTTGGTCTCTGCGCGGATCTGAGACGCCGCAGAGCCGGCCCCGAGGATGCCTTCGCCCGCAGCGCCGGCCACCACAGGAGCGACCTTCGGGGCGACTCGCAGCAGTCCGCGGGCGATGCCGGCGCCGCCGATCATCTGAGGCAGCGACTCCCCCGCAGCAGTCAGGATCGTGCTGGGGTTCTGGAGCGCAGTGCCTACGGTGTCGAGGAACCCGTCGGCCTGCTTGACCTTCTCGTTGGCCGCCTGCTGCGCCGGCGAGTACCACGAGTCGATGAGCTTCTGAGCCTCTTCGGGGCGGTAGCCCAGCTCTTCGAGCGCCTTGCCGACGCGGCCACCCGTGGGGATGTCCGCCAGACCCGCGAACGCCTGCGGCAGGCCCACCGCGCCCTTGAGCGCGACGACGCCCACGTCCCCCATCGTGCCGAGGATGGTGCGCTCGGGATCCTTGGGTGGCAGCGGCGAAACGAAGGTCGGGGTGAACCCCTCGACGGGCGCAGCCGAGCGCCGAGATGTGGCTTCGGTGAAACCCTCGATGATCGGCATGACGAGCCCTCGCTACTTCTTGCCCGGCTTGGCCGCGGCGGCCTCTTCGAGCGTGCTGTACGGCAGGCCATCGCGGCCGATGAACGCCACCGCCGGAGCTCCGTCCGGGCCCTTGCCCAGCGCAGCGCGAACGCCGGCCTTGCTTGCCTCCCGCTGCATGCGGGCCCAAGAGGTGTTGTCCACGCCCAAGGGGGCTTCGAGCCCGCCGTTGACCACGTTGTAGAGCGGGCGTCCGTCTTCGGCGTGCGCGGTGTGCGTGCCGTCTTCGCCCTTGAGGAACTTGGCGGGTCGCGGACCCTTCTCGCCAGTGACCTTGGGGAACAGGCCCGAGTAGCCTTCCGGCACCGGGACTTCCCTCACGCCGCTGCCGACGCGCCCGAGGATTCGGCGACCGTCGTCGGACACTCCGATGGGGTTGAAGATGTCGGCGGACGTGGGCGGACGCTGGAACATGCCCCCGCGCTTCTTGGCCTCGTACTCGTCGCGCTCCAAACCGAGCTTGTCGCCGTAGTACTTCTGCATGAACTCCCGGTAGGCCTTCTCGTCGGCGATCTTCTGGTCGCCCTGGCGCACACCTTGGAACTGAGCCCAGGCAGACGGATCGAGGAACCGCTGCGCATGCGTGAGCGCGGCCTCCACGTTCTCCCGTGTGACGGGGACCGGGGGTTCCACCCACTTGCCGTCAGGCGTGGCGAGGCCGAACCGACCGTCCTGAGAGACGACCAGCTTGCGCCCGTCGGGGTAGCTCTCGTAGCCGGTGGAGAGCTCGCGCAGAGCGCCACCAAGGTCGCCCCGAGAGTAGCGAAGCCCCGCTCGCTGCCAGCCCTCCATCGCCGCGGCGCGGCGTTGAGCGGCTTCGGCCGCCGTGATCTGAAAGCCGGTGAGCCTGCGGGTGTTGGCGCGGTCCGTGTCGGCTTCGTTGAGCGCGATCATCTGCTCAGCCTCGGCCGGCCGCCCGAAACGACGGTAGACGTTGGCCGTGTCACGCCGCACATCGGCGGCCGAACGCGTCACGGGCTGGGAGTAGGCCACACCCTCACGGGTGGGGTCGTCCACGGGGGCGTTGGACGTGCCCTCGGGCTGGATGCCGCGCAGCGCAGTCTGGAACTCGTCGTCCTGCTGCTGCTGCTTCAGCATCCGCTCACGCTGGGCTGCCTGGAACTTGCGGTCCTCGTCCTGCTGCGCCCAATCGCGGCTACGTTCATAGCCGCGGACGAACCCGTCAACCAGTCCAGCGAACGCGCCAGCGGCCATGATCTACTCCTCAGAGGTCCAGTTCGAGCTGCTCGGGGATGACATCCACCTCGGCAGCCTCAGCCTTGCGACGCCCGCGCTTGGGCGCAGGAGCTTCCGGGGGTTCAGCGGGTTCCGCGGGTTCGGCAGGCGCCTCGAACGACAGCTCGTTGCTGATCTTCAGGCCCAGCTCGTTGAGAAACGGCATGCCGTCACTGCCCACCGCGGTGAGGTACTGCTTCTTGCCGTCGACCACGGCGATGAGCCGGCCGCCCACGATCTCGCCGCCGACCTTCTCTGCCAACACGTTGATGTCCATCATGCCCTTCCAATTCCTAACTGCTTCTCGAACTCCAGCCCGGCCTGACGCATCTTCTCCAACTTGTCGATGCCGAACTTCTTCACGGTGCCCACCGGCATGACGAACTCACCGTCCGACAGCAGCGCGGGCACACGATCATCCTTGGGGCCTCCGGGGCCCGAGACCTTGCCCCCGCTCTGAGTCGTGGACCCGGGGCGCATCTTGGGCGGGCGGGCGACCGGGCCGCCGGACTTGTAGCCCATGACGGAGTTGACCTGCATCTCGGCAATCGAGCGCGGGTCGTAGGCGTCCTCCATGACTTCGCCGCCGTCGGCGTACTTCTGGATGAGGCCGCCGTTGGCCTTCCCTCCCGGCGGGCCGAACAGCTTCCCACCGACGGCGGCGCCCATGGGGCCGCCAACAGCCATACCGGCCAGCGAGCCGACGGCGCTCATTGCGCCGCCGATAGCCTGCTGCTGCGCCTGATAGCCCTGCATGTTGTAGTTCGACAGCCCCATTGCGAGGTTGCCGGCGTTGCCGTACATGCTGCCGGACATGCCGTAGCCGCCGCGCATGAAGTCGTTGCCCTGGCCCATGATGCCCATGCCCTGGGCGGAGTTCCCGCCGGCCGCTCCGCCGGCCGCGTTGGCGCCCTGCATGAAGTTGCCGGTGTCCATGACCAGCCCTCGGCCCATGCCGGCGACGGAGGCCTTGCGGGCGAAGTTCTCGCCTTCGGCTGCGGCGCGGATGTTGGTGCCAAGGCCCGCAGCGCCCAGGGCGTCCGCGTTCTTGTTGGCCGCCATCGCGTAGGCCATGGCCGTGCCATTGCCCATGTTGTTGCGGTTGGCCTCGCGCATCATCTGCTGGTTGCGCAGCGAGCTCTGCTGACTGAAGTCGGCCAGCCCGCGGTTCACGCGGCCCTCGATGTCGATGCCACGCTTGGCCTCGGAGACCAGATCGTCTTCCAGCGGCGCGTAGAGGTCCTTGTAGCGCCCGAACTGGTAGTCGGCGTACTCGTCCTGCTTGCGCATCGAGCCGAGGTAGGCGTCCTGGAGCTGCTCACGCAGCGCCGCGTCGCGCTGCATGGCGGGCAGGTAGTCCCGCTCGTAGACCTGCTTGGACCAGTCGAACTGCTGCTTGGCCAGCTCGGACTGCTTGTCGATGGCTTCCCCGACACGCGGGTCCGGCGGCGGAGGACTTCCTGACCATCCCATGGCTACTTCTCCAGGTACTCTTCCAAGGTGTCGTTCTGCACCAGGAGCTTGACCTCCGGTGCGACCTCGATGCCCCACTGCATGCCGCCGATGAGGCGCGCCATGTGGATGAACAGGTCCCCGATGCCGTGCCGGATCACGTTGGCGATCTCAAGGCTCTTCCTGTCGCCTGCGGCCTCGAAGCGGTTGGCCGTCAGCCAGTTCACTACGCCGAGCTCCAGCACCGGGAGCAGCTCCTCGATGTGCTGGCGATAGAACCTGTTGCGCGGCATGGCACACGTGGCGAAGAGGAAAGCCTTGTTCAGGTCCTCCGCCTTGACTTCGCTGTCACGGTCGATCAGGTCGTCCCACACGTCCGCGATGTGGATGACCATCAGTGCCAAGTTCACCGCATCCTCGTTGCCTTGGAAAAAGCGGCGGAACTTGTCGACAGTGACCGAGTCTCGCATGGCGGGCATTGTACGTTAGCAGGTGCTCACTGCAACTACTCAGTTTGTGCGGATCAGGCGGATGAAGGCGGCCCCCAGGTCCAGGTGCCACCACTTCGTGCGGAAGTCGGCCCGGCCTGGATGGTCGTGGTGCGTCTTGTGCATCCACTCACCACCTGTAGGCAGCACGTACTCGAGCCACGCAAGATTGCGAGGTTCCCCTCCCCTGTGACTCGTGACCTGATGGATAGCCCCCACCAGATGTGCACTGCCAAGCGGCACGATGTACAGGAACAGGAATGCGGTCGGCGAGATGGCCAGCGCCAACGCTACGAACCCAAGCCACAAGGTGAGCCCATGCCGATGTACGAAATCCAGAGTCGGGTCGCCCACCAGACGCTTCAGGCGCCCTTTGACCATCGGTACATCACGGAACTGCTTGTCGATCACGTACCGCCAGGTGGCGTAGTGCGGGTCGAGGGGCGTATCGGAATGCACATGGTGCGTCGTGTGTGCCGCTGCCCATGCGTGAGGCGAGCCGTAGAGCATCAAGACGCTCCACCCAGCCATGAATCGATGCCAGAACGGCGTCGTCTTGAAGGAGCCGTGCGAGAAATAGCGATGCAGGCCTGCGGACACCATGATGGTGTTGAAGGCATGCAGGAAGGGCCACGGCAGAAGCCACGCCCAGTGCGCCTTTCCTGTCGCCACCAGCCAGATAGCCAGCACGATACCGAGATTGCCGCCGATGTGGCCGACGGTCACCATCCACTTAGACTGCTTCATTCCTGCCTCCCGCAAACACGAATCCGTAGGTCTGGGCCCAGGACACAAGTCTGGCGCGCGACACTTCGAACGAATCACCCGGGCCGTAGCGATCGAGCGAGCCTGCGCACACAAGCACCTTCGCACCCGACTCGAGAAACACCTCGCCACCTTCCGGCAGCTTGATTGGCGTCAGCACCGGGAGCGCGCCTCGATTGGCGTGCCAGTTGAAGCACCAGAACTCGGTCTCCTCGATTGCCTTCAGGGTGACAATTCCGCTCGGGTGCGGACCTCGGTCGCCCGAGTACATGCCAGGCATGCGATCCAGAAACCGCTCCTCCGTACCGTCGTCGGACTTCTTGCTGATCGTGGCAAAGCCGCGCACGTACATCGTCAGGTTGGGGGCCGACTCCCGCTGCACGTCTATCGCGGACGTGAGCACGAGAGTCGAGCCTTCCGGCATGACGTGCTGATGAACTTTCCAGCCGAATGCCTCGTGTTCTCGCACACGAATGGCGGCCGGGTTGGCGTATGCGCCACGCCATTCGCGACGCGACGGGATCACGGCCCCACCCCGTAGACGACCACCGACCCAGGCACCACCGAGTTGTCCTTCGGATAGGCCGCTTTGACGGCCTTGATGCGGCTGTACATCGGCTCGATTTTCGGCAGCACCCCGGTGTCCATCGCATGCCAGAGCATGTCGAGTTGCTCGTTCACGGGCGGGTACTGCTCCAGGCGGGCCTTGCGATAGTCCATGTCGATCGGAGGCGGAGGCTTGCCACCTTTCACGACTTTCTTGAGAACCGGGTCGATCACATCCTGCTCGACATCGGACTCGGCCTCGATGACATGCTCGCCAGGAGCTGCCTGGGCTTCGACCATGTCGGCTTGGCAGATGCCGCTGCGAAGGATCTCGCCGGTCTCGTTGTAGACGGTGAAGTGCTTCATGCTCATCGCTTCAAGACCACGACGCCGAGGCGCATCGTGCCCGTGTAGTAGGCCCGCGAGACCGTGATGGTGTGGTTGCCAGCACTGGGGCTGACGATGATCGAGCCGGTCGTGTTGCCGTTGTCGGTCAGCCCGGTGATGACCGGGCCGTAGGTGAAGGTGCCGCCGCCGTCCTTGCCGCCGCCTCCGGTGTACGTCACCGTCGAGGGGCCGAGGAAGTAGTCGATCAGGAGTGCGCTGGCGTTGGCTGGAACGTTGACCGTGACAGACACAGATGCCCCTGTCGTCGTGACGACAGAACCGACGGACGCGGCGTTGCCAGTGATCGCGTTGGTGTCGATGACGTTCGCGGAGACCGTGCCGCTGAAGACCGCACTCCCGCCGCTCGTGATCGACAACCCCGGCATCGAGACGTTGCCGCTGACATCCGCGTAGAAGTACTTGTTGTCGTTGGCGTTGCCAATCAGAAGACCGTTGGGGCCAAGGTAGAAGCCCTTCTTGTTCTGGCCGGCCGGCGGCCACGTCCAACCAGTGATGTCGCCGCCGGAGATGTCTCCTCGCACCGCGACTTGGTTGAAGTAGGCCGCACCGGCCTTGGTGATTCGCCAGCCGGCAGACCCTGCGCTGTAGTTCGTGGTCTGGATGTCCGTGCCGAGCTTCGTGATGCCGATGCTGTCGTCGGCGACGTACCCCATCGGGTTCCAGGGGCCTGCGTCGGTAGCGTTATCAGCGACCTGCTCTACTTGAACCCGGCCCACGAACATGTAGCTATCGCCGTAGCCGGACTTGGTGTCGATCTTGCGCAGATGGACCCTCAAGTAGGCGGCGGTCGACGGCATCGTGAGCACGCCGACTGTTCGCTTGTAGCCAGTCAAGCTCGTGCCGCCGGACGCCTCCTCGTTGTTCTCGACGTTGCCGATGTAGGTGTTTCCGACGACGGCGCCGGACGCGTCATGGATGTAGGCGAAGACTGCGACCCTGCAGCGATGTGCCCCCGTGTACGCAGAGATGGCGTATCGCTTGCCCCCAATGACCGTGCAGGTCCTGCCGGCGATCTCGTAGTAGTTGTTCTGGTTGTTCGTCGTGCCGATCTGGCGGCTCCACAGCACGGAGGTGCCGGGCCCCGTGTAGGGCGCAAGGTAGTAGCCGCTGAGGTTGACGCCCCACGAGTCTTGGGAGATTCCAACGCCCCCGGCGTACGTCCACCCGTCGAGCCCGTTCGAGAAGTCCGAGTTGTACTGGAGGTTGACGCCGTTCGCGATGTACGTGTTGTCGACCTGGACGCTACTCGTGCCGATGCCCTGCAGCACGCCGGAGCTGACGGTGATGTTCTGGTTCAGCGTGTCCTGCGGAGACGGCGTCCACGAGCTGGGCTGCGTGCCCAACTCGACCTTCGGGCAGCAGATGTCGATGACCGACCCACTGGGCAGAGACCCGGACACGCTCCACGACAGGTACAGCTCACCGACGGGCGTCTGCGCGTTGCTGTTGGGGATGCCCCGGAACACATACCGCTGCCACGATCCAGTCAACGCGGGATTTTCGAGCACCGTCGTGCTGTTGAACCCCATGTTGCTGTCGTACCCGTTCATGTACTTGCCGACAGCGCCGCCAGACCCCCTGGCCCAGTAGCTGATGCAGTAGAACAGCCCTGGCTCCCAGGCCTTCACGGAGTCAGTGCTGTTTCCGGCGACAGCTATGCCCATCGTCGCGGTCGTGCTGGCGTTGGTAGTAACGCGGTAGTAGTTCTGCCCGAACAGACCGCCCGACTGAACAGAAGTAGTGACCGAGATGCCGAGGTTGTTGTAGACGAACCAGTTCGTCGGCAGCGTCCCGTTGTGCTTCAGGAAGCCGCTGTTGCCGACGAGGTTCACGCCCCCAGCGCGGACCTGATCATTGGCTACAACAGTGCCGGCCCCGGTGCCGATGCCCTGAATGGCGCCGCCGCTCACCGTGATGTTCGAGTTCAGCCACCCCGACGCAGCGTTCACGCGGCTGGAGTCGATGTTGTTGTTGACCCCGAAGAGGATGTTGCCGCTGTTGTCGCGGATCGTCAGGCCGTTGCTGTTGATCTGGGCGGCCGTGAGCTGGCCTCGGATCGAGGCGGCCCCGAGCTCCGCGGTGCCGTTCTTGTTGATGTGCCAGCCGGAGGTGCCCGCCACGTAGTTCGTGGACTGGATGAAGTTGCCGATCTTGGCGTTGGTGATCTGGCCGTCACCGATGTTGGCCTCGACAATCGTCCCGGCTGCGATCTTCGCGCTGCCGTCGATGGTCAGGGACTGAATCATCGCGTTGGTGATGGCGCCGGTCTCGACGGCAGCCGTTCCGACAGAGATGGCGTTGGCCGAGAGCTTGGTGGCCGTGATGGCGCCGTCGACGATCAGCTCGGCGGTGTTCGCCTTGCGCACGTGGATCTTGGTGACGAACCAGTTGCCCGCGGGAGACGCGACCCCCACAGTGCCGAACGCGATCAGAGCGCGTGCCGGCACGTACGTGGTGCTGTTGTACGTGAACGTGGCAGGGATCGTGATCTGGCCAGAGTACCGGGCCCAGCCGGTCGCGTTGCTCGGCGTCAGCGGGATGCTGGGCCAGTAGTAGCCCACGCCGGTCTGGTCGTTGATCTGGAGGAAGATGCGGGTGGGGCTGTTCGCGGTCGCGTCCGAGGCAGCGTAGAACTCCGCGTAGTAGACCTCTCCGGGCCTGACGTCGAACGTGCCGATCGCGGCGCAGTCGTTGTTCGCGTTCGTGAGCACCGGGTTGCGCACGACGTACGCGGCCGGCGCACCGGAAGGAACTCCGGCAGCCCCCCTGGCGACGACCGAGGACGACCCCGTCAGCACCCAGCCATCGCTCGAACCGCCGCTGAAAGAGGGGTTCTTGATGAGGTTCGTGGTGTCGACGACGGCGAGCTTGCTGGCCGTGATCGCGTTCGCGGCGATCTGGTCGGAGCCGATTGCGCCGGCCTGGATCTTCCCGCTCGTGATCGTGCCGGTTGTGATCTTGTCCGCCGACAGTGTGTTGTCGACGATGACGTCGCCGCCGAAGAACGCCGTCAGCACAGTCCACGTTCCGCCGGAACTGCGCACGCGGGTCTGAGTGAAGCTCGACCCAGTGTTGTACAGGGTGACGACGTCGCCCTGCAGCGGGCTGCCCCCACCCGCGTTGGAGATGGCAGTGGCCGCCTCCGCGTCAGACCATGCCGTGCCGGTGATCGCCCGTGCGGTGGTGATCGTGCCGCGCGTGCCCGTTGGGCCCGTTGGACCCGTTGCGCCCGTTGCGCCCGTCGCACCCGTTGCACCGGTGGCCCCCTGTCGGGCCTTGGCGACGCTGAAGCGCTTCGTCAGGTTGACGCCGCTCTTGCTGGCCGTGATGTCCAGGTAGGACAGGTCCTGCGTCAGGGAGACGACGCGCACGTAGCCCGTCGTCCCCGTGATCAGCCCGTTCGTGGCGCCCGTGCCAGTCCGATCCGACGTGTCGTCGCTGTCCCTGTACGCGATACCGCCCCCGGTGGCGGAGACGTAGAAGGACCACGTCGAGCTGGTGTCGACGCCCGCCTCGAAGACCTTGAGCTGGGTCTCGGCCCCGGTGAACGACGCCACGTTCCCCGCGCTGTCCGCGGCGATGACGTAGCTGTCGTTCGTGAGCAGGCTGCCAACACCGTCGTTGACATCGACGATGGTGATCGCACCAGTACTGACGACGGGCACTGCTGTGGGCTCCTGTTATGGACGGTTGGCTTCGCAGAGGATGCGGGCCTTCACGTCCACCTCGTCGCCGGTGACGGTGATCGAGGCGCCGGCGCTCGTGGTGCGGGTCCCGCCGTTGGCGGTGCAGCCGTACAGCTTGCCGCCCACGAAGTCGCTCGCCGACGAGGGAGCCGGGAAGTCGGTGAAGTTCAGCCACGTGTTCGTCGACGGGGTGCGGATCGTGACGACGTTGGTCGTGCTCGATGCCACCTCGTAGAAGAACGCCGTGCCGTCCGGCTTCACTGCCTTCACGATGTCGCCGGCCGCGAACGCGTAGCTCGTGCCGCCGTAGGTGATCGTGGCCGAGGTGCCGGTCGTGTTGGCCGAGATGGCAGCGCCGCCGGCAGTGCTGATGCGAGCCGTGTCGACGAAGCCACCGCGCTTGCCGTTGCGGTCGTACAGGTACCACGTGAAGGACCACCCCGTGAGGTTGGTCACCTCGGTCGGGCCGTAGAACACACGCGGCGAGAGGGCGGTGCTGCCCTGCCCGTTCTGCAGCTTGTCACCCGACGTCGACTGGACCTGCGTGGTGTACAGGTCGCTGATGTCGTAGACGGTGAAGTACTGGCTGTACGTCTTCGAGTCCGAGTCGGTGATGTCCACCCGGAACACGCCGATGTTGGCGATTGCGCTCTCGTTGATCACGAGCGTGTTGAAGGCATTGCCGCTGCCAGATGCGGGCACGTTGACGCCGAGATCGGAGCCGGACGCGGTCGGCGTGACGCCGGTGGCCGTCGTCTTCATGCCGTACTTCGTCGCGAAGCTGCTCGTCGAGGTCGAGATCTGCGTCGACGCGTTGCCGTCGTACCAGCGGTACGTCAGGCCGCTCGTGTCCACGCCGCTCGAACGCACGAGGTCGGCCGTGATGGCGACGTTGTTCTTGGTCGAGCCCGTGGCCTGCTCGATGTTGGTCTGGCCGCGCGTCGTGATGTAGACCGCGTTCGTGCCCGTCTTCACGGTGTTCAGAGTGATCTGAGCCGTGATGTGGGTCGTCAGGCTCGTGACCGGGTCGACGAAGTCCGCATCGAAGAAGAGCGCCAGGGACGCGACGGAGTCCTTCAGGTTGCCAGCGATGGAGATCGTCGAGGCGGTGGACGATCCGTTCGCGGCGTGCGAGACCGTGAAGGGGTTGTTGACCTGCACGTCCGAGTTGTTCACGAACGAGGTAGACGTCGAGCCCGTCGTCAGGGCCGTGCCACCAGCAGTCAACGCGAACTGCTTGTTGACGAGTGCCGCCCAGGCCTGCGCGTTGTTCAGGCCGCCGATCGAGATCTGCGGCGTGATGACCAGCGCACTCGACGCCCACGAGGGGGTGTACGAGATCGTGGACTCGTCCTTGGTGTAGACCTGCTGCGTACCGCCGTTGGCGGTCAGGGCGAGGGTGATTGACCGCGCATCGTTGGTGTCAACGATGGTGATCTGACCGGTTGAGACAAGAGGCATTTCAAACTCCCTTACGAACTGATGACGTCACAGAAGAACGTGGCTCGGGCGTACACATCGTCGACGTTGATGGAGACCTGCGTGTAGCCCGTCTGGTACAGGTTGTTCCACGTGGCATCGTCATTGGGTGGCGCCTGCGGGATCGCAGACACCCTCCGCCAGCGAAACCACCCGGTCGGCGTGACGTCGGTCACCTCCGCTCCGTTCTTGAAGAGGTGCGCCTTCAGCAGCGTGGTCGTGCTCTGGCCCCTCCTGAAAATCGTCCCATTCGTCGACTCGATAGTCAGCGTGAATGACTGGCCGTCCGCCAAGTACACAACCCACCCAAGAGGCGTGCCGGTTAGCACGTAGCTCTTGCCGTCGGTCGAGTTCTTGTAGACCGAATTCTGCCTCCACGAGGCGCCGAGCTGAGCCTGCGTCGGGGCGCTCGCGAACTCGCCCACGTAGTTCAGGGACGGCACCAGCGAGTTCGCGGCCACTGTCGACAGCAGCACGTTGTTGCTGTTGACGTTGACGTAGGCCGTGGATGAGATCTCGCCCGTGGAGGAGAAGACCGGGGTGCCGTCCGAGGAGAGAATGTTCAGTCCCCGAGCGTCTACGTCGGAGGCCGGCGTGTCTTTCGTGTACGCGGTGCCGTTCCAGCGGTACAGCTTGCCGGTCGTGGTGTTGAAGATGTTCGCCGTGACCCTGGTTGTCGGGATGGACGTAACGAGCGTGACGGGCTCGATGTCGTTGGCGAACTTGGTGGCGTCGACGGCCAGGGGCGCCAGCTTCGAGGCCGAGACGGACCCGTTCGCGAGGTTGCCGGCCTCCACGATCAGCGGGCTCAGGTCGACGTTGCCGATCTTGCCTGTCGTCGCCTGCACGCCATTCGTGCTGTTGTACGGCCCCGTGACATCCGCAGTCGAGCGAAACCGCACCCAGTAGAAGTAGGTGACCCCGGTCGAGCCGATCGCGTCGCTGTAGAAGCGCGTGTCGGAGGTGCCGATCAGGAGCGCGTTGCCGATCACATCGGTCGAGCTGCGCCAGATCTCGGTGTAGGCGTGGTTGCCATAGCTCCAGGCGGCCCACTCCAGGATGATGAGCGCGAGGCCGGCCGAGGCCGTGAGCCCCGTCGGCTGGGGCGGGGGCGTGAGGTCCGGCTGCTCCGTGTTGCCCGACCCGAGGCCGGGCGCCGGTGAGATGTTGACCGAGCCGGACCCGCCGCCGCGGGAGACCACGGTCGCATCCGCGAGCCCACCATCGACGAGGTCGCGCAGCGTGACGTTCCTGTCGAGCGGGTCTCCGATCAGCCCCTCGCGCACATCCAGTACGTTCTTGACCGCGCGAGCAACGTCGCGCAGGTTCGCGTCGGTGGGCGCGGGGATCGCTGCTACGCGGGTCTTGGTCATACACGCCGCAGCTCTTCAATGGAAGTTGCCATGCTGACCTGCGAGACGTCGATGGCGCCCGTGATCTCAAGCTGCCAGTCCACGCCCCGGAACCCGCCGGGCAGTCGGAAGATGTTGGCGCTGGCCACGCTCTGCGTGTGGCGCAGGCTGCCGTCGACGTAGACCTTCAGGGTCACTGGGTACGAGCTCGCATAGACCAGGGCTGCGCCGAAGTTCGTCGGGTATGGCTGGCGGAACTTCTTCGAGCGCCACGTGTACGTCAGTGACGTACCCGCGTTGAACCTCACGATGTTGGTGCCCTGCGCCATGTACAGCGTGTCGCTGCGCGGGTCCGAATAGGCGGCCGTGATCGCCGTGGCGGCGTTCAGGTCGCTGGCCTGCATGGTCGCGCCCTGCCCCGAGAAGTCGAAGATGAGCATGCCCCGCGTGCCGCCGCTCGTCGTGTAGAGCATGTGGTAGCGGTTGTCGTGCACGTATGCCGAGATGCTCGACGGGTTGTACGCCTGCCACTGGTCGCGGGTCATGAAGTCCGACGTCAGCAGCTTGATGCCGCCAGGGCTGATGCCCACGAGGCCGTCGGGGCTCGCGTACATGACGCCGTCACCGGTGTCGACGATGGACCGCTTGGAGACGCAGGCCTGCGGCAGCTCCATCTTCTCCTTGCTCATCGCCTGCGGGTCGGCGCCGGACAGCAGGACCGGGTAGCTGTTGGTGAGCAGGACCGCGGACTGCCGGAACACGCCGATGCCCACGATGGTCTCGTCGATCGGGTACAGGTGCGGCCACGCGTGGGGCAGGTTCGGCTCGGAGAAGTACGCCGTGTTGTCCTTGAACCCGATGGCCGCGCCGTTGGCCATGAGCTTCAGGCCCTTGAGCCCGACAGGCGGCGCGAACCAGTTGTCCGTGGCGAGCACCTCGCCCAGCAGGGACTGCGACACGGTGTCGGTGTAGGACGTGACGGCCACGGCGACTTCGGCCACGAACTGGAACTGCGCACTCGTGCCGGTCGCCGACGACCGGTAGATGCGCTTCTTCGTCACGTTGTAGCTGCCGGACGGGGCCGTCGAGGGCAGGCTCACAGTGACCGACGCAGAAGGGTCCAGCGTCACCGGAGTCGAGGCATCGCTGGGCGGCCCCTCCTCCTCGTACGCCGTCACGTACGTGTACACGTAGGTGCGGGTCTCCGCCGTGGTGCCCGAGCCGGCAGTCGACGATGTGATGGAAGGCGCGCTCGCGGGGGACGGAACCCCGAGGGTGTAGGAGCCGCCGGGGTAGCTGGCTCCCGACAGGGCGAGGGTGTTCGGCGCGTACTTGGGCGTGCCGCCGTCAGTCCAGTAGACCCGGCCATACGGGTCGCTGGCCACGGGCGAACGCATGACGTCCGTGTCGGCCAGGAACTCCAGCCAGTAGTTGGTCTCGGTGGCGTCGTTGCCGTAGCGCCAAATGGTGGCCGGCGCGGTCTTCGTCAGAGCCTTGAGCGTCGTCGTGCCCTTGAGCGGCGAGAGCGCGCCCGACAGCAGTCGCGTGTTCAGCGCAATCGTCGCCTCCGAGTCCTTCAGAAGCTGAGCGTCCTGAACGGGCCGCAGCCCGTCGAACACCTTGATCGTGATCACGCCCACTTGCTACTCCAGCAACGAACATTCTGCCTGTCGACGCCTAACAAGCCCGGGCAGAACTTTACCTCCTCCACGCACCCACAACAGCAACTGTTCTCGGGAACCTTCCCAGTCAAGCGCACGCAGCTTGCGCCGCAACGTGCTGGTCTGCAGCCGGCCGGCGCCAAGGTTGAACGTGAAGTCCACGATGGCGCAGAACGGCCGCCACTTGCCGTTGGCCACGCTCCAGGCGAAGAGCTCCGGCACGAGACGGATCACCGCAGGTGCGGACACCTTGTTGAGCTCCCACAGCAGCAGCTCCTCGGCGCGCTGCGGGGTGATGGGTGGGTCACTCAGCGAGACCCGCTTGCCGTCCTCGTAGTACGTGGCGCCGTAGCCGATGGTGGGGATGCCGGCAGGGCACAAGTAGGGCTTGAGATACAGGCCCTCGAAGTGCTTGCACAGCGCAATGGCAAATTCCAGCGTCACGCCAGCCCACGCCTTTGCAGCGTCCGGTCGAGGAACCAGTAGTTGATCGTGCCGCCCAGCAGCGCCGCGAAGTCGGCCGTCATCATGGTCTTGAAGACCACCTCGGGGGGCATGCCCTTGAGCCACGCGTTCCAGGCGAACCACACGTGGATGAACGACCAGACGAACAGGATCCAGTAGGTCACGACGGGGCGCACGCTGGCCGACAGCGAGGCGACCCAGCCGCCAGCGGTCTTGACCATCTCCGTCTGCTGCTCGATGGCCGACTTGAACGCGGCGAGCACGCCGGCATCCACCGCCATGTCGCGCTGAGCGCCGATCTCCTGGAGCTTCTGCGCGCCGCGCACCTTCTCCAGCTCGCACTGCTTGTCGAACATGGCGAGCTCGTGGGCCCGCTCGTTCTTCTTGTCGAGCCACTTGAGGACCTCGGGCGCGAGGCGGAACAGGCCGCCGAAGATGGAGCCGATCAGGCCACCGCCAAGAATCTCACCCATGCTCACCCCTTCATACCGCTCTTGAAGTGCTCCCAGGCCGCGACGCACAGGAACGCCAGCGCCGCCCACAGGCCCATCGAGGCCGTCTTGGCGAACGCGTCCGACTTCACCTTGTCCCACCAGTTGGCCGACGCAATGGCCTTCTCGTGCGCCACCCGATGGCCGTGCGGGTCACCGTTCGGGAACGCCTCGGCAAAGGTCAGCTTGAGCTGCAGGAACTGCTTGTCCATGTGCGCCGTCAGGTGCTGCTCGTGCGTGGTCAGCGCCTGCTGCACGGCGGCCTGGATGAGGAGCTTCACTCGGTCTTCGGTGATCGCTTCGGTGCGGCGCTCCGGGCCGTCGTACGGTGGGCTCATAGGGTCAACTCCAACAATCCCCAGGCGACCCAGCCTGGTAGCGCGGTTGCGGCAGCGTCCCACGGGTCCGGCTGCCCCTCCTTGCGGATCCACTGGTTGACCTCGTACAGAGCGCCGTACGCAGTGGTCTGGAAGGCCAGGAAGGCCCCCGCTCCGAAGCGGGACAGGACCCAGTAGCTGACGACCACGCAGAGCAGCCAGAGGCAGCCCAGGCCGATATGCAGAAGCTTGTCGCGCGGGATCATGGGCTCTCCTCGGGCTGTCACCAGATACGCTGGAGGCGAACCCGCATCGGCGCGTGGTTCATGCCGCCATTGACGAACGCGCGAGCGCGGTTGGTCCCGGCGATGAACAGCGCGCGGTAGGCCATCGCGCCGGCCGGGTCCGTGTACGGCTGGTCCGGTGTGAGCTTCAGGCGCGCGATGGCGCCGTTGGCGATCTCGTCGAGGTAGCGCTCCAGGACGAGGTCGTTGACGTCGGTCGAGGTCCGGGTCGGGGTGATCGCGATGCGCCCGGTGAGCCCGCTGTCAGCCTGCTCCGAGGGGTTGAGGGCCACCGTGATGGTGTCCGGGGTGAGCTGCGTGAAGACCCTCGGGGTGCCGGCCAAGCTCTGCCAGTCGCGCGTGTAGAGGCGCTCCAGTTCGAGCTGGCTCTTGCGCTCCATGCGCGCGCCCTTGTAGTAGAGCGAGAGCACCTGCGAGAGCACGTAGCCTGTCGGCACGGCCACGGTGTACGTGTTGTTGCCGGCGACCACGTTAATCGCTGTCATGTCCTGCTGCAGCACGAGCGAGTCTCGACAGAAGTCGATGCACGCGTTGCGCACGGCCGTGACGGCCTGCGGCTCGAAGCACGCAGGCACGTACGGCAGCACGTGCGGCAGGAACGACTCGTAGGCCGCCATGGCTTACTTCGTGCCGCCGGGGAGGTTCGGGTTGAAGCCGCCCAGCGAGGCGTTCGGGTTGGAGGCAACCTCCGACGCCGTCTTGCCCTGCATGATGGCCTGGAACTGCGTGTAGTACGCCGTGGCGAGCTGTGCGTTGTTCGCGTACTCGGCGTCCTTGGTGTAGGCCCGGAACAGGATGTAGTTCAGAAGCGCCGTCATGTAGATGTCGTCGATGGTGATCGTGCTCACCAGCGTCGCGTCCGTCGGCGAAGCCACGTAGATGATCTCCACCTGATTCATGCCGGTGGACGGCTGCGGCGGGTAGACGTAGAACGTCTTGGGGTCCAGCGGCGTGTAGACGTAGTGCTTGGCGGTCGCGCTGGCCGTCGAGCTGTGCCAGTTCTTGATCTGGGCGTCCAGGATCTCGCGCGTGACCACGCGGATGGCGTCGCCCGGCGTCGAGCCGTTGGTGCCCATGTTGCGCACCACGTCGATGAGCGACACGCCATCGGCCGGCAGCGCCTGCTTGGTGCCGGCCACGAGCTGCACCGGGATGTTCTTGACGAAGACGTTGGGCTTGAAGAGCGCGATCTCGCGCTGCCCGTCGTTCAGCCAGTCCAGCAGTTCACTCTGGGGCCAACGGATGTTCGTCGGGTCCTGAAGGACGACGGCGGCGCGGTTGAGCAACGACGCCACTGTGGTGACAGCCATTGAAGACTCCTGACTGCGTTAGGACTTACTCACATGCTAACACAGGGGCCCCGAAGGGCCCCTGCATCAGCTACTGCGTCAGCCCTTGACGACCGCGTAGGTCAGAGCTTCCGGCTTCACGGTCTTGCGACCGTAGATCATCAGGCCGCGCACCAGGGTCCCGAAGTCGTTCGGGTTGGGCAGGCTCTCGACCTTGTTGATCTGGCTGGCGAACGTCATGGCCGACTTGTGGCCGGCGATCATCACGTGCCGCTTGATCTTGCCGGCGTCCGCGCCGCCCGTGTAGTTCTGGTTGGCGGCGGCCTTCGGCAGCAGGTTCGACACGTAGATGTCGAAGCGGTCGATGCGCCCGATCTTGCCGTTGCGCAGGATCGACTGGCTGTCACCGGTGACGTACGCCTGGGCCAGGGGGGACTGCATCAGGAGCTGGCGCTCGTAGGGCGTCAGGACCAGGAAGCGGTCGCTCTCCGGCACGTTCTGCTCGTCCAGGATGTTCCCCATGGACACGATCGTGTTCAGGATCTGCGGCGCGTTCGAGGCCGCGGCGTAGTCCAGCGGCGAGGCGTCGGTGCCCAGGTTGTACTGGCCCGACAGAGCGCCGGCGGTCGCGCCGACGTTGGCCGCAGCCGCGTCGCTGAACGTCCCCAGGAAGCAGTCGGTGTCGACCTTGATCTTCATCTGGTTGGCCGCGTCCGTGGTGAACATGTCCATCAGGTTCGGCTGGGACTGGTACTCCAGCACGTCCGAGACGTTCACGCCGAAGTAGAAGCCCTTGTCGATCTGCAGCTCGATCGTGTTGGGCGTCGGCACCTCGTACGACAGCGACTGGCCCACCGTGTAGGTGTTGATGCTGATCGTCGGGATGTTGTTGATGATGACCTTGTCGCCCATGTTCTTGATGTCGCCTTCCCAGTTGGTGTTGGAGACATCGCCGAAGGTCGTGTTCGCGTAGAACTTGACGTTCAGCTTGGACGACCAGATGGCCGGGATGAAGGTGCCGGAGTACGACGGGCTCGTATTGAACGGCGACTGGACGGCATAGGCGGCGGCGGGGGTGATGGTGGACATGGCAAAAGCTCCTGGTTCACGGTTTTCAACTCACCACCCCCGGGGACTTACGGCGTAACCCGTCCCTCCACGAGAGCAGCGTTCAGCTCTGCTTCGAGCCGATTGGCCTCGTCCAATGCCCCCTTCTGCATCAGCCGCATCAGGCGATTGCTCTCGACCTGATACTCGGCACCCGTGTAGGTGCGCTTGGTGTTCGCAGTGGGGGCAGAGGCGCTCGACTTGCTCGGCGCGACTTGACGTTGAAGCTCTTGCTTGGCGGGTGCCGGGGCCGGCTCCGGCGCCGGAGCGCTCGGGTTCAGCGTCGGGTGCTTGCTGAAGAAGTTCTCGAAGACTTCGAGAACCGTCTTCACGTCGCGGCGGCTGGCTGCGTCCTTCAGCGCCATGTCCCACGTCACCGTGGTCCCTGGGATCCGGTTGCCGAGCCATTCCTGGCATTCGGCCGTTGCCTGCACTCTGTCCCAGCCCGGAAGGCGAGCATCGAGCGCCTCGAAGAAGCGTTCGTTCGCCGTCTTGGCCGTGGACTCCACGACTTCACCGACCTGACCCTTGGCTTCGGCGAGCTGCCCCTGCAGCGCCTCGATTCGCTCGATGTACTTCGACTCGCGCTTGCCGAACTCCTCTTTGGCTATGCGGCGAGCGAGGTCCACCAAGTCCTCACCAAAAGCGTCAACGTCCTTCTTGGTCACCAGATCGGCTTCAGGTGCGGGCTGGGGGGCCGGGGCCTCCTTCGCCTTCAACTGCTGCGTGAGCTGCGCCACCGACTCCGTCAGCGTGTGCACCTGCTGCTGTAGAGCAGGCACTTGGCTGTTGTACTGACCCTGCAGCGACAGGTAGCGCTGGCGCCACGTGTTGCTGTCGTCATCAGTCGGCTTCGGCGGATCAGCCGGCGCAGGTGCCGGGGCTGGTGCCGGGGCATTTCCTTGCGGGTCCTTGGGCGGGGTTTCCGAGTTGTCGGGCGGCTTGGGTTCGGCGCCGCGCGCCTCCTCAAGTTGTCGCTCGTACTGCTGTAGCGCATCGGCCTGCGCCTGGACCTGTTTCGGCAATGCCATGAATACTCCGTCGCCGGCCCCGCAAGGTAGGGGCTTGGGCAAGTTGAAAACCGACGCCGGGCTTTAGGCCTTGGGCTGTCGGGACTTCTCGGCCACTGCGGGGGCACCCCGCAGCAGCTCGATCAGCTCGTACACCTCGGAAGCTCGTCCTTGCAGCTTCGAGGTCACGTCGCCGGACGAATCCAGCAGGTTCAGTTGCAGCCTTCGGAGTTCGGTGTCCAGCAGCGCCAGGAGCACCTCTCCATCAGGGTTGCGGGCCAGCCGCGCCAGTGCTTGGTACTGGTGAGCGTCCGGCCGGGTAAGCACTTCAGCAGGCCTTGCCGTGCGACTTCAGCTTGCCCAGGCGGACCAAGCCGCCGGAGGCCAGTTTCACCACGGACTTGCCGGTGCGCTCCGACTCGGCCGCCTTCTCGTAGGCGGCGCGGCTGGAGTCGCGCATCTTCGTAAGTGCCTCGCGAGCGCTCGGGCTCGTCTCGGCAGGCATGTTTCGGTAGGCCCGGTCCACGGCGGCGTACTTCTCGCCCAGCCCCTGCGACAGCGAGCGCGAAGGCTTGGGGGCCGCCGGCTTGGACGAGGCCATCTCGGTCGTGTACTTCTTGCCCTTCCACTCGAAGGTCTTGGCGCCGCCCTTGCGCGCCGAGGCGAAGGCCTCCTTGAACGAGCTGGGCTCGGGAGACGACGTCGGAGCCGCAGGGCTCTCGCCCGAGGTCTTCGGGCTCATGTCGTTGACCACCTCGGTGCCGTCGGTCATCGTGGTGACCTCGCCGCCATCGGCGAAGCGGCCGACCTTCTTGGCCTTCATGAGCGACTTCATCGGCAGGCCTTTCCGTGCGACTTGGCGGTCATGCGGGCCTTGACGGACCCACCCGAAGCGAACTTCACGCCCTTCTTGGCGTACTCCTCGCGCTCTTCGGCCATGAGCTGCTTGGACGCGCCACCGCGCCGGAGGGCCTTGGCCTCTTCGTTCGCGTGCTCTTGCAGTTTGCGCTTCATGGGTTCAGCTCCTAACAGTCGCGGTTGTATCCGAAGTAGGTACTAACGTCAAGCCCCCGTGGGCTCGAAGTTGTCCGTCACAGGGGCACCATCCATCAGCTCCTGGCCGCCGGGCTTTTCGGCGGGGCCGCCGATCGCGGGGCTGGCGGCGGGCGGCATGCCCTGCTGCATCATCTGCTGGATCTGCTGCTGCACGCGCAGACGCTGCGGGGGAGGCACCACGTCGTCGGGGTTCACGTCGAGCTGCTTGGCGGTCTCGCGCAGCAGCGTGGCCCGGCCATCGAGGCCCATGATCTGCATGTCGATCGGGTTGGCGGTGGCCGCCAGGAACTCGTTGCGCCGCACCTGGGCGGCTTCCTTGGCCAGCACGCTGGAGACGCCGCGCGCCATGATGTTGACGTCACCCTTGAGCTCGGGGTCCTCGCTGTACTTCATGTTGTGGAAGTACAAGCGCTCCAGCAGCTCGGTCATGGCGCGGTCGATGTTGGCCACCACCTGCTTGATCGACTTGTTGGCGTTGTTCATGAGCATGCTCATGCCGGACGCCGTGCGCCCTGCTCCGCCGGTTGGCGAGCTGCCCGTCATGTAGCGCGGCACGCCCGAGTACTCGTCGGCCAGGATGGAGAACTTCTCGTAGACCGCCATCAGCTCCTGGGCGTTCGAGTTGGGCTGGAAGAAGCCCACCGGCGCGGCCGAGGAGCCCATCGGATCGCTCGTGACCTGATGGATCTTCCACGGGTACAGGTTCGTGATGTCCTCGCCCGCGGGGATGCGATCGACGTTGACCCAGACCTGGGGCCCCGAGCTGATGCCCATGTTGTTGGCCAGGGCCCGGGCTGCCGAGTTGCACATCTCCTGGCAGTCCTTGATGAGGTCGTAGACCGAGTTGCCCCAGAAGGTGCCCGGCACGTCCTCGTAGGACGCCTTGTAGTACGGCTTGCGCCCCAGCGGGTCGAAGTTCAGCGACGCCTTGATGACCTTGTCGCCGATGAGCCACGCCTCGCAGGGGTACTGCTTGGCGATGTCGGGCACGTCGGCCTCGGACAGGCCCCAGTCGCGCAGCATCTGGCCAGAGACCATGCCCCAGAACTGGAGCGCGTCGATCAGGTGCTCGGAGTTCTGCATGACCGCGGTCGTGGACCGGCCCTCGGCCTGCGCCTTGGTCGAGTCGACGATGAGCCACTCCTGCAGGCCGCCGCGGCCATAGGCCTCGATCACCATGCGGATGGCCTCGTCGTCGTAGCCCTCGACGCCGATCAGCGCCTCCAGGTCGGCTTGGCGCAGCTTGTGGCGCTCGATGAGGTAGCCGTCCTGAATGCCCGTGGAGGCCGGGCTGGGGTACACCATGAACGGGTCGACGCGCTCCCACTCCATCACGAGGTCGTCCACGACCGAGAGCTGGTAGCCGCCGGTCAGCGCCGCGTTCCACTTCAGGCGCGGCTTGCGACGGATGATCGGGCCCTTCAGGAACGCGCAGGGGAACGTCGTGAGGTCGTCGATGAAGGCGTCGATGGCGTTGAGGAACCCGCCCTCGATGAGCTGGTCCTCCATCTTGTCTTCCATGCGGCGCGTGTTGTACTTCGCCTGCTCCTGCAGGTTGTAGACGTACTCCTCGCGCAGCTCGTTGAGGTAGCGCCGCAACTGGATGGGCGGCAGGGCCTGCCCCGTGGTCTGGATGACCATGGCGACCTGCTGGACCGCGTGCTGGCGCAGCTCCTCCATCAGCTCCGGCGGCAGCTCCGGCGACGGCGTGGGCCGCAGCGTCCAGGGCTTCTCGCTGCCCTGACCGAGCATGACGTCGCGCAGCCAGCTCGAAGCGCCGCGGCACTTGTTGCTCATGAGCATCATGTAGATCTCGGAGCCGCCCTGCTCGCGGATCTTGGTCAGGATGTCGGGGTCGTACTCCCCGCGCCGGGCGCGAACCGCCTTGAACATGCGCGGCTCGACGGTCTGCTCCTTGGCCTTGCGGGCCTCGGTCCAGCACTGACGGACGTGACTCGCCAGACCCCTGATGAGGGGCTGGGCCTGTGCGACCTCAGCCGCCTTGCGTTCCTGCTCGGCGATGGCGCTGGCAGACAGGGCCGGGAGGATGCCGCCCACGCTGATCCCGAGAGGCTGCATGCCTTACTCCTTGGCGCTTCAGTCGGGCAGCAGCGTCGGCTGCACTGCCTGTTCGCTGCCGCTGTCCTGCGAGACCTCGGTCTGCTGCGTGGTCACGTGGCCAGCTTCGTCCGTGAAGGACTCGGCCAGCCACAGGACCCCGTCGGGGTCTCGGAAGAACACCTCTCCGGTCTTGGTCAGCATCTGCCCCTCCAGATCAGTCGTGCGCCTTGATCATCACGTAGCCGGCCGTCACGCCGACGCCCGCCGTCGACACCCGGGCCCGGATCAGCGCCGAGTTGATGTCCACCGCCGTGAGCTGCACCGTGGAGCTGGCCACCGCGGTGAGCGGCGAGCCGATCGCGTACCACGAGGCGCCGTTGTCGTCCGAGCCTTCGAGCTGCAGGGCCGGCGCGGTCGTGGTGATGGCGCCGACGTTCACGACCATCTGCACCCGGTTGCCCGCATCGCGCGCATCCAGGCTGGGGGTCGTGCTGTTGAGCGTGGTGAGCACCACGCTGCGGTCGATCAGTTGCCGCACCGGCTCGCTGTTGCTGCTCGACTGCAGGCGGTTGATGGCCCGCGTGAAGCTGGGCGTCGTGCCGCTCACGGTCTGCACGTAGCGCACTCGGTTGCCGGTCATGCGGATGATCGGCGAGCGGTACATGCCGGTCGCGGTGATGCGCGGGAAGTCGTAGACGCGGAACCAGTTGGTGCCCGAATCGTCGCTCTCCTCGATGCTCACATCGAGCGTCGGGGTCGTGCCGGTCACGGCAGTCACCGGGATGCTCACCGAGTAGGCCGTGCCGAAAGTGGGTGTGAAGGCCGCGGTCGTCGCGGTCGACGTCAGCGCGGCCGAGGCCACGTCGGCAATGATGCCGGGGATGCCCAGGTTGGCCGCCGTGACTGCGGAGACCGTGGTCACGCCCGTGACAGTGGTGACCGTGCTGACGGTGGTGACGGTGCCGCTCGACACGGTGACCGCCGGCGTGTTGTTGACCGCCACCGGGAGCGAGGCCGCGATGTCGGACGCTGGACGGGATAGAACCTCGACGCGCTGGCGCTCGTAGTCGAACACCCGCACGAAGCTCACCCGCAGGTCCGTGCGCTTGATGACCGCGCCACCGCAGTTCACGGAGCCGAAATCTGCCGGCAGTGTCATGCTGCCCGAGTACGGCAGCACCAGCGTCAGCGCGGTGGAGACGATGTTGGCAACCTTCCACGCGCCGTCCACTCCGACCGTGGCGCCCGCGGTGTTGTCGCGGCAGCCGACCACGTTGACCAGATCGCCGATGCTCAGCCCACCCCAGGCCGCAGAGCCGGTCAGCACCAGTTGCCGGGTGCCATCGGTAAGCGTCGAAAGAACTGCCGACTGAATCACCTGAGCGACCGCGCCCAGCGCGGACATCAGGTTGCCACCCTGCACCTTGGCGACGTAGCCGCCGTAGGAGGTCACGGTCGAGGCCGTGCCGATCACGATGGTGAAGGTCGTGGCGTCAACCACCGACGCGACCGCCGTGGCTGTCAGAAGGTTCGGGAAGCTCGCCGCCGCCTGATCCCGGATCCCGTAGATCACCACCGGGTCTGCAGCAGCCAGACCGTGGGGGGTGGCCGTGACGACGGTCGCGGTGGTGGTGCCGGTCTTGGTCGCCGACACGATCTGCGCGTTCGGCACCGTGAGGGACTTGTTGTTGACCGCGCGCAGGCGAAGCTCGTACTCGGCGTCCGGGTCGGGGCACACCTGACTGCGCGCCAGGCGGCTCGTCATGGCGGCAGTGGTGTCGACGGGAGCGTCAGCCCACTGCGAGCGGTCGGTCTGCACCAGCAGCTTGAACTCGGTTGTGGGCGACCAAGCGTACTGGTAGGCGGCGCTGACCAGGGCGATCGGGGCGGTGGTGCCGAAGGTGAGCGACTGGTTGCCGGCGATGGCGCCGCTGGGCAGGCCGTCGCCAGACTCGGACCGGATGTACGCGCTGGCGTTGGTGACGGTCGCGTTCTCGAAGATCATCGAGACGCCGTTGTTGGCCCGGCCGAGGCGCTCGCGCTGGTAGACGAATCCCTTGGCGCCGGTCGGGTTGGTGATGGTCTGCGAGGCGATCGTGCCGCCCGGACCGGCCGTGGCCGTGAACTGCGTGGGCGTCGGGGTCGAAGCCACGACCAGCGACGGATAGTTGGCCAGCGGGTTGGAGCAGTCCCGGATGCCGATGCAGCGGCCCACGCTCAGGCCGTGGGGCAGCACCGTATCCACCGTCAGGGTGGTCGTAGCCTGGGAGATGCTGCTGATCGCAAGGTCGGAGAACGCCGCCAGGGGCGTTCCGTTGTCCACCACCTCGACCGCGAACTCCTGCCCCAGCGTGCGCTGCGACATCGACAGGCCGATGGCCACCTCGACGGGCAGGCTGAAGGCCAGGATCGACTCAAGGCGGCTCTCGGTGCCCGCGCTCAGCGGGTCCTTGGAGATGACGAGGTAGCTCGCGCCGGCAGCGTTGCCATCGACGTAGACCAGATCGCCTGAGGCCTTGGTTTCCGTCCACTTGCTGCCGGGGGTGTAGACCTCGAAGGCGTCACGGAACTTGGTCGTGATGTTCTTGGTGTACGCGGAGATCGGCACGCCGTTGTCGATGCCCTGGACGGCCTGAGCAGACGTGCCATTGACACCAGCCGCCGTGACGCTGCCCGAAGCACCGCCGCCGCCACCTCCGCCACCGACGACCGAGACGACCTCGGCGAAGGTGCCATCGCCCATGTCGACGTACTTGACGTCGGGCTTACGGTAGCCGCTACCGTCCTTGAACACAACGTCGGCCATAGCAGTACCCACCCCAGAAGTGCACCTGGCGCGATGTTAGCACTTCCTATCACGGGCCGGAAGGCCCCGTCAACAAGTTCCTCAGTAAACCCGCTCGACCTTCTTGACTTCGCGCCGGCCGGACTGCAGGGCCACCCCTCTCACGTTCATGTCGATGACGCTGTCGGCGTACTGGTTGGCGTCGTGCACGTGGGAGAACGAGTTCTTGTCCGGGCGGTCCTCCAGCTCACCGTTCTTCTTGATCTTGTACCGGTAGCCGTAGCGAAAACCCCGGATCAGCGTCTCGCACGAGGGGTCGATGAGGTACATCGCCTTGCCCTCCAACTGTTGAACGAGCAAGCGTTCGACGGCCTGGATGCGCCGCTCGGGGTCGTTGGTGGGTGGGCGCACGCACTTGAAGCCGGCCTTCTTCAGCACGTCGACGAGGCTCATCTCGTTCATCTGCTGCTTGGCGAAGCCGGCCGGGTCCGGGGCGCACACGAACGAGCCGCCAGCAAAGTTGTTGGCGATGAAGGGGTTGAGCCGCGTGCTGATGAACGTCTCGATGCCCATGTTCTCCGCGGTTATCTCCCCCAGGGTCAGCACGCGCCCACGCGGGTCGCGCTGCTTGAACACCGCTGCGGGCGTGCGGCCGAAGTCCACGCCGATCACGATGGGGTATGACTCCCCGCGGATGTACTTCAGCGGCGTCTCGCTCACGTGGAAGTCGTACGTGAAGGTCTTCTCGTAGACCGGCGTGCCGGACAGGGACCGGCCGTACTCCGAGCGCAGGTACACGCGCAGCCAGTCCTCGGTCTTGCCCGGGATCAGGTTGGGGTAGTAGGCCTTGGGCAGGTGGTCGTAGTTGTCGCACTCGGGGTTGACCGCCCACTCGTTGAGGTCCTTGTCCTCGAAGACCTCCTCGGGCTCCTCGCCGTAGAGCTCGACGTAGCGCTCGGGCTTGAGGATGGCAGCCGGCTGCTTGTAGACCGCCCAGTTGCTAGGCGGGTTCTCCATCTTGTCGTGCCACCACGTGTCCTCATCGGGCATGTTGGTGTCGAAGAGCGCGCAGCTCCGGGTGGGCCCGCCGTCCTTCATCGAGGGGTATCGGTTCAGGCGCCCCAGCAGGCCGTCCACGACCTCGCTGTGCAGCTCGCGCGCCTCGTTGCCCCACAGGAACGTGGTCTCCAGCGACAGCGCCTTTCGCACGTCGTCCGGGGTGTCCAGCGCGATGAACAGCCACTCCGACTCCACCCGGGTGCCGTCTGGCAGCGTGGCCATCAGCGTGAAGGTCTTCTCCACGGCCTTCCACACCCCGGCCTCGCCCGGGGGCAGCCAGTCGAAGACGGTCTTCCTGGTGGTCAGCGCCAACTGGTCGGCGGTGTTTCGCACGATGACAGCCCGGGTCTTCCTCACCCCGTTCTTGTTCGGGGCCTGCCCGCAGGCAAGGCGCACGAGCTCGTGCACACAGGTCACCGACTTGCCACCGCCCACGGGGCCGGCCAGTACGCGCACGTAGGCCTCATCGAGCATGAACGCGCGCTGGGTCCTGGTCGGGTCGTAGACGCTCATTGCAGCCGCAGCTCCCCGCTCTCGTACTTCTCGCGCCCATCCAGGCTGTGGTGGACGTAGACCGACGGGTCGTCCTCCAGTGGTGTCGGGTGGCACCAGCAGCCGACACTGACCTCATGCTCGCGCAGGTCGTTCAGCGGCACGACGTGGACGAAGTCTTCCCTCACTCGGCCTCCAGCACGTTGACGTCCTGCACGGCCTGGATGGGGCGCGGCCCGTTGGTCATGCTGATGCTCTTGTCGCCCAGGTTGATCTGGATCGAGAAGCCAGTGCCCGCACCGGCCGGGCCCTTGACCTCCTTGGGTTCGAGGTTGCCGAGCTTGGCGAAGGTCTTCAGGGCCTCCAGGCGCTGCGGAAGGCTCACTTCGGGCCCCATGGCCTGGATCCACGTCTTGTCGCGCAGCTCCGCGGCCTGCATGGCGGCCATGACCTGGAAAGTGATGCCGTCCTTGTCCAACTGGGCCCGTTGCGCAGCCAGAGCGACCTGGAAAGGGCGCAATTGGCTCAGCCGCTGGTAGTCCTCGACCGAAAACCCGTACCTGGATGCCACCACGAGCTCGTCTTCGCGCCCAAGGGCGAGGTAGAAGAGCATTTCAGGGGGTACCGGGGGCAATGAAACCGGCCGAAAGTCCGGTTCGAGGGGTGAATCGTCGATTTCGTCGTCACTGGGGCCCATTTTTCGCCTCCGCAGCCTTCCTGACGGCCATCAGGTACTTCTCCAGGGCGGTTCTTACCACGTCAGCGAGCGGAACCCCCCGTTTCTGGGCGAGTTTCCGGGCCTCGGCGACCAGTTCGTCGGGCAAGAACATGTTGTGGCGCTTCATCGGCGGGCTTTCAGCAGCCGTATCCGAGGCAGAACAGCCAGACAGCGACCCTCAGAGCCGCCCCGATCGCGAAGATGCAGAACGCCCACAGGGCGAACAGCGCCATGAGGTTGGCTGTGGCGTCCCAGAAGTCCCATCGTGCGCGCATCAGTAGCTCCTTGTGCGCCTGGGATGTTAGCACGTGCATGGCAACGTGTGTATGTCGTGGGGGTCGGGTCGCTGTGGGAGCGCGCCGTCAGGCAGGGGGCGTGGGCGGGTGGGGGGTGGGGCCACCCCGGGGGTCGGGTAGCAGGGCCGCCCTAGGTGTCAGGGCAGCTCCTAACGGTAGCAAGCCCGCCGACAGTGGAGAGACCCGGCGTCCAGCGCACGACGCGAATAGCCGGGGGGTGCGAGTAGGTACCCCCATGGGCTCCCAGTGCGGGGGTTCATGGGACTCTGAGGCCCCGTGGATAGTGACACGCCAACACGTCATGGTGGGCCGGGTCTCATGCCACAACCTGCCCAGCAGGATGGTTTCCGCACACGGATAACCCGCAATCCCGCGGGCCGCGCCGTGTTCCCGGAGTTCCCACAAAAACGTTCCATATCGCGGATTGACGGTTCCGACCAAGCAACTGACCGTCGCGCCTCGGGAGGCGCAAGTATCCCTGCACCATCAGCTAATGCGCACTCGCAATCACGGGGTGCGCATTGTCGGGCGGTGCCCGAGTCCCCTCAATCATTCACTGGAGTACACCACATGGACATCAAGCAACTCATGCAGGCCATCGGTCGCATCGGCAAGGCCGCGGCCAAGCTGACGAAGGACGTGCAGACCGTCGCGGTCGAGGCGGCCCTGCACGCCGTCGATCACGGCAACGTGACCCCCGCCAACGAGCTCGTGGAAGCCATCGGCAAGGGCATGCGCCGCGCCTCGCTGCGGGCGTGGTTCGAGACGAACACCCCGATGTTCATCCCCAAGGGCAAGGACAAGTTCGGGTTCGACTCCGAGCGCGCCAAGGCCATGAAGGCCGAGGACCGTGCCGCCCTGCGGGAGCGCCTCATGGCCCTGCCCTGGGAGGAGGCCAAGCCCGAGGAGAAGGTCGTCTCCGTGTTCGACGTGTCCGAGGCCTTCGACAAGTTCATCAAGCGCGTGGAAGGCATGGTGAAGGACGCCAACGTGAGCGTGCGCAACCGCGAGCTGCTGGAGCTGCTCAACCAGCAGGTCTCCATCTACCACGCCAAGCGCATCCTGGCCAACGTGAAGACCGACGGCGCCGACGAGGAGTGAGCCTAGCGGGTTGGCCCCTACGGGGGCCTTCCCAGTAGGTTTACGAAGGAGGCAACATGCCCACCGTGTATCGCGTGACCGCGGGCACCATGCCCGCAAGCGGGCGTCGCACTCAGCCCGATGCGCTCGACTTCGATGCGGTCATCCGTGCCCGCATCCCCCAGACGGCCACGCGCCCCGGTTACACCGGCGTGCGTGCGGGTGCAACGCTCAAGACCCCGGCCATCTACGCGGCCGCGCGCTCGGGCGGGTTCCGCTACCCCAACCAGTTCAAGGAGCCGGGCCCCGGCCGGTTCTGGGTGGCCAAGCACGCGAAGGACACTACCCGGTAGTGTGACACTAGCGGATAGTGTGTCCGGGGGCTGCGCACGCGCAGCACTCATCGCGCCGCCATGGCTGCCGGTGTTACAAAATCATCGTGACACACTACCGGATAGTGTGTCCCCGGTTTTCGGCCGTGTGCGCCCAGGCAGGGACACTACCGGCTAGTGTCCCCCATGCAATTAGACAAGGGACACACTACCGTCTAATTGCTTGTCTAATTGCAAAACGGCCAAAAGACACTATCCGGTAGTGTGTCACGATGATTTTCAGCTTGTAATTAGACAATTAGACAATAAGACAAGAAAAAAGGATCCGTGTACGTGAGGCGATGACGGGGTCTGAGAGCGGCCCGCGTCATGGTCACAAAGGCCCCTCCAAAAATCCGCTCTGCCAATTCCGGGGTTGTCTAATTACAAGCCCGCACCCCCCAAAAACCCCCACACGACACTACCCGCTAGTGTTTCCGCCCCCCTTTTGCATTTAGACACGGCCTGTCTAATTGCCCCCTCCCACCCTGTCTAATTACGAGCCCCTCATGGACGAACGCGACCTTGCCCACGAATCCGACCTGCGCCAGCGTGAACTCGAAGCCCTGATGCTGGACTGCGAGGGCGAGGAGCCCGTGCCCTGCGAGCCGTGGCCCCTGGAGGACCTCGACTTCTGAGCGCACACACTACCCGCTAGTGTGTCAACACCTTGGGACGCTACCGGATAGTGTCCCTGCCCGCTCGGCGGTTCAGCCGCTAACCCAGACACACTACCGGATAGTGTGTCCCCCACCCACACCCCATTGGAGGACGTCATGCGCACGCACACCCGTCACGCCCACGTGGGCAAGCGCAGCAACAACCAAGGCCTGTTCAAGTTCTGGGCACGTGACTACAAGCGCACGGCCAAGCTGGCCGACCGGGCCCTCGCCCGGCGCGAAGCCGAGGACGAGCTCAACCCCCGGCGCGAAGCCGAGGACGAACCCAATGAGGAGCGCGACTCCGAGTACGAGCGAGCGGTCGAGCACTCACGCCAGGAGGCCAACGCCCGGTTCCTGCGCCGCATGGGCGAGGGCACCGTGTTCTGGGAGCAGGTGCGGTCCCTGCGCTCCGATGTCAGCGTGCAACTGCTGCGGGTCAACCGCGACCGGGAGTCGTACCTGTTCGATGACATCGAATGGTGGGCTTCCACGCTGGCGACCGTCGAGCTCGACCGGGACGCATTCGAGTGGCGCATCCACGTGCGTGGGCGCGAGGACAACAACCTCACCCTGCCCTTCGACCGGTACACCCTGGAGCAAGCGCTGGCCGTGGCCCACACGATCCACCACCTCTACACCTGACCCGGAGCCCTCGATGGCCGACATGCCCAAGTTCGAGCCCAAGCCCAAGCCCACACTGGACAACATCAGCTTCAACTGGTCCGGTGCCAGAACCGAGGTGGGGGCCAAGTTCACCGTGATCCCCGAGCGAATCGAAGTCATAGCCGCCTCTGACCGTCACGCATCGTGCCCCCACTGCGCGGCAAAGCGTGGGCAGTTGAGCGGGCGCCCCGGCGCAATTGGGTGCCAGGACGTGCCGATGTGCGCAGATATCACGTTCATCCCCAACACACCCGAGGGCCGCGCACTCGTGGCCGCCGCCATCCTGACTGGAAAGAAGCAGCAATGAGCCTTCGCGACCAACGCAACGCGCTGCGCAAGCAGCGCATCCGTGAGGGGCTCCACACCCTCTCACGCATCGTCGGACCTCGGTGCCCGGACTTCGAGCCGGGCTGCTTCGTGTGCCAGTCCTACCACCTGCTCGACACGCTGCAACGCCTGCCGGGCTACGAGCCCACGCTCAGGCGAGTGCGCAGCACTCACGAGGCCGCACCCCCAGCCCCCACCCCCACCCCCACCAAGGAGGGCTCGTGAGACTCGACGACAACCCCACCGCCAACGCCCTGCTGTACGCCGCCTACGCGGCAGCAGCCATCGTCCTCGTCCTCACGTGGAGTACCCCATGAACCCACGCGTCATCCCGGCGTCCCTGTACGAAGCCGCCAACCAGGAGGAACACCGCCCAGTCGTGGCCGTGCACGTGCGTGACCAGTACGGCACCAAGGCCTTCCACCCTGCCAACGACGCCGCGCACTCGTTCGCTGCCATCGCGGGCACCAAGACCCTCACGCTGGCCACGCTCGGCCACGTGCTCAAGCTGGGCTTCGACATCAAGTACATCCACCCCTTCGACGACCCGCTCGCTCAACTCAAGGAGGCCGCGTGAAGACCAAGCCCAGCACCGACCCCAAGGTGCGCTGCACTGTGTGCAGCCGCGACACCGAGCCCAAGATCACATTCCATGAGCCCCGATGGGAATGCTCGCACGTGGACTGCCCGCACAGGCGCAGCTCGTGGAGCGAGCGCCCTGAGCCCCCGCCGTCCAAGCCGGACGGCATCTTCAACCCGTACGCCAAGTACATCCCCGAGGACCCCTGATGACCCACGCATCGACAACCCTGGCCCCAGGCCACGTGGCCAACTTCAAAGCCATGCTGCGAGCAGCCCTCAACAAGGACCTCGCGCTCATCCAGTGCACCGATGCCAAGACGGGCGAGCCCGTACCCACCATCTGCATGGTCAACAAGGACGCCGAAGGCAACGTGGAGTTCATGCCCGTGGCCCGGATGTTCAACACCAACCCCTATCAGGAACTCTTGCCGCCCAGCATCTGATTCCGTTAGGATCTCACCCCTCGTTCCCTTTCTCATTCATTCAATCAGGAACTAACATGCGCTACCAGCACATCAAGACCTCGATCCTCGAACAGTTCAAGGCCCCCAACGGCAACAAGATCGTGCCGTTCATCCTGGGCGCCCCCGGTGGCGGCAAGTCCGCCTGCGCTCGTGACGTGGTTCAGTCCCTGAACATCGACCCCGAGAAGGTCATCGAGTTCAACGCCTCGCTGCGCGACCCGGTCGACATCCTCGGCCTGCCGTCCTCCAAGGGCGATCACTCCGACTGGCTGGCGTCCAAGGAGTTCTGGACCGTGCGCCGTGGCCAGGGCCGCGCAGCACTCATCCTGGAGGAGCTGTCCGACGGCAGCGTGGCCATGCAGAACGCGCTGTGCCGCGTCATCTACGACCGCCATGCCGGCCAGCTCCCGCTGTCTGACGAGCTGTTCATCATCGCCACGGGCAACCGCACCGAGGACAAGTCCGGTGCCAACCGCATCACCAGCAAGCTGGCCAACCGCACGCGGCGCTTCGAGTTCACCGAGAACCTCGACGACTGGACCGAGTGGGCGCTCGACAACAACCTGCCCGCCGAGCTCATCCAGTTCATGCGCTTCCGTCCGGGCTTGCTCTCCGAGTTCGATCCCAACCGCTTCTGCAACCCGACGCCCCGCTCCTGGGAGCGCGTGGCGTGCATCCCCGACTCGCTGCCCGAGCAGCTCTACTTCGACAACGTGGCCGGCGAGGTGGGCGAGGGCGCGGCGGCCGAGTACACGGGCTTTCGTCGCATCTACCGCCAGCTCCCCAACATCGACGCGCTGCTGCTCGACCCCAAGGGTGCCGACGTGCCCGATGACCCGGCGGTGCGCTTCGCCATCACCGGTGCGCTGGCCCGCAAGGCCACGAAGGACAACTTCGACCGCATCACGACCTACACGGCGCGACTGCCCAAGGAGTTCGACGTCATGACCGTCAAGGACAGCATCAAGCTGTGCCGCGAGGTGCAGAACACGCGCTCCTTCGTCGAGTGGGCCACGCGTAACGCCGAGGTCCTGATGTGACCAAGCCGTTCAACCCGCACCGGGAGTACAAGGTCCGGCAGCAGGTCAAGCGCGGCAAGAAGACCGGCAAGTGGTACGTGCAGTTCTACGAGCCGGCGCCCCACTACGGGTTCTGGAAGGTCGGCGGTGCCCAGGGTGACTTCACCTCCAAGGAAGAAGCTAACAACTGGGTGCTCGCCATGCGGAGGCTGACATGAGCCGCCTGGAGTGGCGCTCTGCCATGCGATACAGCGTGGAAGTGTGGAACCTGCGCAGCACGGGCGACAACGTCACGTGGGACAGCATGAACGGGTCGATCGTCGGAACCATCACGTACGTGGGCTGGAACCGCCGCGCCGACTGGGCCGACAGGAAGCAGCGCTGGCGCATCACTCGCATGGGCGGCGGCGACCTCGGAGAGATCGAAGTCAAGGACCTCGAAGAGGCCAAGGCCACGGCCCTGGCCATCCTGCAACTCACTAACTGAAAGGGGAGCAACATGCTCACTCGCGTATCCAAGCTGGCCGACAAGGCCATCCTCGTCAAGCTCACCATCCGTCGCGCAGCACTCACTCGGCGCGACAACGCACTGACCGCCAAGGTGCAGGCCGCAGAGCAGGACGTGGGCATCACCGTGCTCACCAAGCTCTTCACGGACAAGGCCTCGCCGATCAACAAGATCATGCGAGCAGTCAACGAGGTGTACTCGTACCACAAGACGCAGACCCTGCCCTACGTGGACGCCGGCCCGCGCATCCTGCCCAACGCGAACTACTTCACCTACACCCACGAGGTGCAGCACAAGATCGCGCTCGTCGAGAACATGCTCGACACCTACATGCCGTACTACGACCAGCTCGTGCGTGATGACGTCATGTACCGCAACGCGGGCCGGGCTGCTGGGCGCGCACACGTGGACGAGTACCCCAGTGCGGACGCGTTCCGACGCAGCATGTCGCTGGAGTACAAGTTCAGCCCCATGCCCGATGCGAGGCACTTCCTGTTCGACCTGTCCGAGGCCGACATGCAGGCAGTCGAGCAGGCCGAGAACGACGCGCTGGCCGCCGCCAACGCCGACACCATCAACCGCATGCTCAAGCCGCTCGGCGCGCTCGTGGAGCGCCTGGGCGAGTACCAGGGCGGCAAGGGTGAGCGCTTCCACCCCACCGTCATCAGCAACGTGCTCGATGGCATCAAGGAGGCGCGCTCGCTGATGCTGTTCCCCAACGCCGAGCTCGAAGAGCACATCGCTGCGCTGGAGACGTTGACCAAGAAGTACCTGGACAACGTCGAGATGGTCAAGGGCAGCGCCGTGGTGCGCGACGACGCACGGGCCAAGCTCAAGGAGGCCGCGGACAAGATGTCCGCGTACTTCTGATGGAAGCACGCATGGGCAAGCCCTTCAAGCCGCTGCCGAGAATGACCATGCGGTCCCGCACCGTTGCCATCAACGTCGTGCAGTTCAACGACAACCGCACCACGGTCAACGTGTTCAACGACGGTAGGGCCGAGAGCAGCCACGGGCTGCCCGGCCACGTGTCTCTCGCCGAAGCCCTCATCTGGTACGGCACAACCCTCAAACTCCAAGGAGAGTAACCCCATGGGCACTGCAAAGATGTTCCAAACCGCACGGGTAGCTGCGCTGCCCGGCGTCGAGACCACGATGGTCTTGTACCCGCAGAACATCCCCATCCGCACCCGCAAGGCAGCAGCACGCATGCTCGCCGGTGGGGTGGCTGTCGGTGGCTGGGCGTCCAAGTCCCTGAAGATCGCGCGCATCGTCGCCGAGCACTTCGGCATCGCGCTGGCCCGCGTGCACACCCACAGCAGATACGTCGAAGTGCCGCACGACAACAAGGTTCGTGAGGATGTCCTGCGCGTCTTCGATGTCGACAGCGTGCAGTACATGCTCACCGCCAACGAAAGCCGCCACCACTTCAACCCCAGTCTGTTCAAGGAACGCCGCGCGCGCCAAGTCTCGCAACTACTGGCTGGCGAGTCCGACTCACTGGGGTTCGTGTCCCGGGCTCGCTTCAACGAGGCGAAGGCCATCGTGGTCGAGTACCACCGCAGGGCCGCATCCACCGACCACCACAACAAGCGGGCCGCAGACTTCATGCTCGGCACCGAGCCGATCACCTTGACGCACATCCCCAAGGGGTTCTGACAGCAACCCACCCACCCGCTTACCCACTGACTGAGAGGACAACACCATGACCGTCACCAAGCTCGACAAGGCCAAGGTCGCCATCGTCACGCAGCAACCGTTCTTCGCCTCCATCCTGTTGAAGCGCAAGCTCATCGAGGACAAGTCGATCCCCACGGCCGCCGTCGACCAGCGCGGCCAGATCTACTACAACCCCGACTTCATCGAGAAGCTCACGGTCGACCAAGCCGTGTTCCTCCTCGCACACGAGGTCGGCCACGTCATCGGCCAGCACGCTGCGCGACGTGGTGCACGCACCGCCCGACGCTGGAACATCGCCGGCGACGCCTGGATCAACGACATGCTCAAGGACGCCAAGGTCGGCGACTTCATCACCGGCGGCGTGGACATGCCCGGCTCCAAGGACGACACGGTCGACGCCATCTACAACCGGCTGCCCGAAGACGACGGCCAGGACGGCTCCGGCAAGGTGCCGGGCATCGGCGATGACCTCATCGAGCGCGGAACACCACTCACGCAAGACGAGGCCGACAAGATCGACGCCGAGACGCGCGTGGAGGTCGCGCAGGCCGCACAGGCCGCCAAGATGCAGGGCAAGCTGCCTGCCGCCATCCAGAAGATCGTGGCCGACCTGCTCGACCCGGGCACGCCCTGGTACGAGATCCTGGAGCGCTACATGACCTCGTTCAAGCGCGGCGAAGTGTCGTGGGCGCGCCCCAACCGGCGCTTCGAGCAGTACCTGCCGTCGCCCGGCAAGGTCGCCGAGATGGGCGAGGTCGTCATCCAGATCGACGTCAGCGGCTCCATCAGCCCGCGCGAGCTGAACTACTACAACGGCCACCTCGCTCGCATCCTCGAGCAGTGCGCCCCGGAGCGCGTGCACGTCTTGTACACCGACACCCGCGTGTGCAAGCACGACGTCTTCGAGCGCGGTGAGGAGTTCGCCCTGCAGTTCTACTCCGGCGGCGGCACCGACATGGAGGCCGGCTTCACCTACCTCGACGACAAGGGCATCGACCCCGAGGTGTTCGTCTGCCTGACCGACGGCTACACGTCCTTCAACGTGGGTAGCAAGCCCGCCTACCCTGTCGTGTGGTGCATCTCGTCTGACGTGGAGGCGCCGTACGGCGACGTCATCCACTTCACCATGGACGCATCATGAAAGAGCTAGACGAACTCCTGGCCGCCTTCGAGCGGCTGCTGAAGATCTGCCACGAGGCGCTGTCACCGACGGCAACGCCCAGGCAGAAGAGCGAAGCCAGAGCGGTCATCAACGACTGGCTTTCGACCCGAGGGCAATCGCGTTAGCGTCTGCCTACACACGGGGCCTGGTACGCCAGGCCCCAGCAACTCACTCACTCAGAGGTTACACACCATGGCACTCGTACGTATCTCCCGACAGCTCATCTCCGACGTCGAAACCCGGTGCAACGTCATGCGCAACGCCGAGGTCAATGAGCAGGATTACCCGTCCACCGAACGGCAAGGGTCCGCCCCCGAACTCGCCACGATCCAGGCCTTCATGTGGGGGGACCACGAGCACCTGCGCACCTTGATGCCTACCGACTGGTGCGCGGTCGCAAACGACTTCTCGGTCACCACCACGTACAGGCACGACGACGGCCACCTTGAGACCACCGCGCCCGTGACGTTCACGTTCAGCAGCCTCATGACCCTCCCGCCCAAGACCAGCTTGGGGTACCGCAACGGCAAGTACAACTGCGCCCAGGTCAACGTCCAGTACGAGGTCATCGAGCAGGCCTTCGAGGACCCGAAACACCCGCATCACATGGTGGCCTGCGCGGTGATGGCCATCGTCGACCGCGAGAAGCGCCAACGCAAGATCGAGACGGTGTGGCGCGTGCGGGTCGCCAACCTCAAGGACTTCCTGGGCAAGTGCAAGAGCCTCAACGAGGCCATCAAGCTCTGGCCGCAGGTCAAGCTCTACGTGCCGCAGAGCTACATCGACACGGTGGAGACGCCGGTCGTGCGCACGCAGGCTGCGGCGCGCAAGGAGAAGGTCACCGAAGGGCTCGACACCGACGGTCTCACGGCCGCTGCCATCGCAGCCAAGCTCGCGGGGGTGCTGTGATGTTCTCCCTGTCGCGACTGCGCTCGATCGGCGCCATGCCCACTGCGAAGACGCTGGCCGAGCGGGCACTTCGCCGCGCCGAGCGCGAGCTGCTAGAAGCCCACGACGCTGTGGAGCAGGCCACCTACGACCTGCACGCGGGCAAGCAGCGCGTGCAGAGCTACCAAGTCAAGATCGCACGGCTGCGTGCGTACATCGAGGAGGCCGGGGGGTGAACACCCTACGAGCTGCCGCCCAGCAGGCGCTGGAGGCGTTGGAGAACAGCAGTCCGGACAACGCGAGGCCCGAGTGCGTTTTTCTTGACAAACACCAAGAAGCCATCACCGCCCTCCGCACCGCGCTGGCGCAGCAGGAGCAGGAGCAGGAGCCGGTGGCGTGGAGCACGCGAGAGCACTTCTATGAAGCGTTGGATCGCGCCGTTGGAAACGTCCGTCAAGAGATGCGGATCAAGACTGTGACGATGCGCCGCAAAGACCACGACATTGCGCTGCCGATCATCGACGCCTATTCCGGCCATGTGTTTGTGGGCGACCTACCCCGCCGCGAGTGGCAGTCGCTGCCCGCGTGCGAGGACAAGCCTCATGCAGTGCTGGTAAATGGGTATGGATACGTCGATGTGCGTGCGGTACGCGCCATCGAGGCCGCGCTGAAGGAGCGAAACACATGACCTAATCACTTGCTAACTCGTTAGCCTCCTGTCACAATCGTTAGCACCTGTTCAACAACTCAGTGATTCACCATGAACATGTACACCGTCTCCGACCTCCGCTCTGAGGTCAACTGGCTGCCCCACACCAAGCTTCTCGCCTTCCTCAAGGCCAAGAAGATCGCGCCTGCCCACCAAGTCGTGGCCGGCAAGCGCACGTTCCGCCTGTACGACGAGGCAGCACTCATCAAGTGCCGCGCGCTGCGCAAGGCCTACGACGAGAAGCGCGGCCTGACCAAGAAGTCGCCCGAGCCCGCGCCCGCGCAGCAGCCCTACGCCCCCTCGGTTGCCGCACTGCACCTCGCCATCGAACGCATGGCCGAGCAGATCACGCGCATGGGCACGCAGCTCGACATCCTGGTCAAGGAGCTGGGCAGTACCGCCAGCTTCGATGACGCGCCCGCGCCCGCACCGGCACCCGCACCCGCACCCGCGGTCGGAGGCACAGATTGAAGTGCCCAACGTGCGGCGCCTGGACCCAGGTGCTGGAGACGCGATCACACCGCCGGGCGAACGCCAAGAGGCGTCGCTACGAGTGCGCGAACCAGCACCGGTTCACAACCCTGGAGTCCGTCATTTCCCCGCGTGGCCCTTCCTTCGCGTCTGGAGAGACGGAGTCCTCTACATCAACCGAGCCCCGCGACGAAAGCGGGATCTCAAGAGTTACGGAGAAGCACCATGGTGAATAGCTTTGGATGCAAGGGCCCGTGCGACCAAGGCCGCAAGAACTGCCCCCACCCGCAGGCCTGCGAGCTCGACGACGAGCCGGAGTACGGGCCTCGCGAGTGGTTCGACAGCACCCTGTTCGATGCGCTGTGTGTCGTGGCGGTCATCACGTGCGTCCTGGCTGTCGCGGCCGCAGCGTACTGGGCGGGTTCGCAGTGATCACACCGCCCAACAACAAGGGCCGGCGCATCTTCAAGATCAACGCCTTCACGCAGGCCAAGCTGGTCAAGCTGATGCTCGAAGGCACGTACACCTGTGCGGAGCTGGCCGAGCAGACAGGCCTTCACTACGTGACGGTGCTGGGCTACTGCCGCGCGTTCCACCGCGAGGGCGCAGCTCACATCAGCATGTACGAGAAGGACAGCCGAGGCCGCGACTCGCTGAAGGTCTACAAGATCGGGCCGGGCAAGGACGCCAAGCGCTCCAAGCTCACACCGGCACAGCGACAAGAGCGCGTGCGCAAGCGCAAGCAGATGGCCGCCATGCTCGGGCTCACCGCAGGATCGCCATCATGAAAGACCAAGACATCCTCGGTCGGCTCGTGCGCATCGAGACTCGACTGAGCAAGCTCATGACCTTCTTCGGGCTCAACCCGCACACGGGCGAGCCCTTGCCCAACGACAAGCAAAGGACCAACGATGGACCGCGAACCCAAAAGATCGAGCGCCAACAACGTCCAGATAGGCGGTGACCACTACAAGTCCAAGGCGATCCAGCCCTGGGACTACATCGCAGCCAACAACCTCGGGTTCTTCGAGGGGAACATCGTGAAGTACATCACCCGCTGGAGAGACAAGGGCGGCCACGGCGACCTGCTCAAGGCCCGCCACTACCTGGACAAGCTCATCGAGCTTGAGGAGCAAGCGCAATGAGCCCCGACAAACCCCACGAGGACCCGTCGCCCCATGACGAGTACCGGCGCTACATGGACGAGTTGAATCGGCGGCAGATGATGAACGCCTACCCGCCCGGCTTCATCGACCAGCTCAAGCAGGCTGAATACCACAAGCACATGGCGGCGCAGCAAGCCGCGATGATCAACCAGATGGCATCCAACGCCCACTCGCCCCCGCGGGCCATCACTGTCGGGAAAACTCAACTCCGCGAGGACGACGTGCTGGATATGCGCGCCGCCGTTGCGTTCATCCGGTTCGCCATCGAGGCCGACGAGGAGATGAATAGGCTGTGGACCGCCTTCAAGGTGGCCAGAAAGCTGGAGAGCTGAACATGGGCATCCGCAAGTGGCTCCGCAACTGGCTCACCAGTGACGTTCCTCAGGGAGGAGCGATGGCGTCCATGGACCCTCCCTCGCAGCGGGACACTACCCCCACGTGCCGTGTGTCCGTCCTCAAGGCGATGAACGGGCGCGTGCTGGAGGTGGGGATCTACAAGCCCAACCCCCGAGGCCCCGACTGGACGTTCGAGCTGTTCATCGTCCCCGAGAACGCGACCATCGCGTCTGCCATCACAACCGTGTTCGCCATGAAGGCGTTGGAGAACTAGATGAGACCGAGCTACCGAGAAGTGGAGATGGACGTCCTGCGCTGGGCTGAGGCCCGCAGGATCATTCCCAACAGCACCCCGGCCGCGCAGTTCATGAAGGCTGTGTCGGAGATGGGTGAGCTGTCGGATGCGCTGACCGAGAACGACCGCGAGGCCACGAAGGACGCAGTGGGTGACGTCATGGTGTGCCTCGTGAACATGTGTGCACTGCTTGACCTCGATGTCGTGGACTGCATGGCGCACGCGTACAACCAGATCAAGGACCGCACGGGCACGATGCTGCCCGGAGGCGTGTTCGTGAAGGACCCTGCCCCCTGAGTTGCTCACCCGCATTGCACATACGGCCGTGCGCAGCGCGGGGGCAGGATGTGCTGTAGACGCTGCGCGCGGGAGGTCTCCATAACGAGTAACGCCATCGGAATGTGCATCGGCGTGACAGCACGGAGAGACGGCACTTACAAGGACAACGAATGAGCTTGACACCCACCTACATCGACTTCGAGACGTACTGGTCCGCGGACCACTCGCTAACCAAGATGTCTCCGACCGAGTACGTCATGCACCCGGACACCGAGATCATCTCGGTGGCCATCAAGGTGGGGAACGCACCCACCGACGTCATCTTCGGCGAGAGTGAGATCAAGCGTCACCTGGACGCACTCGACTGGTCGGCCAAGATGGCCATCGGCCACAACATGAGCGGCTTCGACGCCATGATCATGGCCTGGAGGTTCGGCATCCACCCGAAGATGTGGGGGTGCACGGCAGCCATGGCGCGCAGCAAGTACGGCAAGACGTGCGGCGTGTCGCTCAAGGCCCTGTCCAAGGAGCTCGGCATCGGCGCCAAGCTCGACCTGGAGGCCACCAACACCAAGGGCAAGCACCTCAAGGACTTCACGCCCGCCGAGCTGGCCGCGATGGAGGAGTACAACAAGATCGACACGGAGCTGTGCGCTGCTCTCTTCAAGGCGCTCGCACGCGGCTTCCCCAGGAACGAGCTGGTGCACATCGACATGACCACGCGCATGCTGGTGGAGCCCAAGTTCGAGCTCGACGTGGCGCGCGTGGAGAGCGCGCTCGATCAGGTGCGCGAGGAGAAGAAGCGTTCGCTCATGCACTTGGCGATGCAGCTCGGCATCGAGGAGTTCGTGACCCGTGCGCTGGATGGCGAAGCCTCCATCGAGGAGCAGGTGCGAGAGCAGCTCGCCTCGTCGATCAAGTTCGCCGCGCTGCTGGACCGCCTGGATGTGGAAGTGCCCATGAAGCCCTCGCCCACCAACTCCGGCAGGCTGGTGCCGGCGCTGGCCAAGACCGACGAGGCGTTCCTCAAGCTGCAGGAGCACCCCAACCCCATCGTGGCTGCGGCCGCGCGTGCCCGGCTCGACGTCAAGTCCACGCTGCTGGAGACGCGACTGCAAGCCTTCCTGCGTGCGGCCAAGGCGTGCGGCGGCAGGCTGCCCGTGCCGCTCAAGTACGTGGGCGCAGACACCACTGGGCGCTGGTCGGGCGAGCAGTACAACATGCAGAACCTGCCGCGCATCCCTCGTGACAAGGAGGGGAACATCATCGACAAGCCCAGCAACGCGCTGCGTCTGAGCCTGCGTGTCCCCGAGGGGCACAAGGTCATCGTGGCGGACCTCTCCGGCATCGAGCTGCGGGTCAACCACTTCCTGTGGAAGGTGAGCTCCTCCATGGCGCTGTTCAAGGCGGACCCGGCCAAGGCGGACCTGTACAAGGACTTCGCGTCCATGCTGTATCAGATCGCCAAGGAAGAGGTGACCAAGGACCAGCGACAGGTGGGCAAGGTCGCCCACCTCGGGCTGGGGTTCGGTGCCGGCGCAGCCACGTTCAGGAAGGTCGCCAAGCTCATGGCCACCATCGACCTGAGCGAGGAGGAGGCGCAGACCGTGGTCCTCGCGTGGCGCAGTGCGTACAGCGAGATCGTCGCCGGCTGGGCGTCGTTCCAAGAGCACCTGCCCAAGATCCTTGAGGGCGTCGAGTCATCCATCGACCCGTGGGGTCTTTGCGTGACCGAGAAGAACGCCGTGCGGCTGCCGTCCGGGCGTCGCATCTACTACCCTGCCCTCACACGCCATCGCGACGAGGAGACCGGCAAGTCCGAATGGTGGTACGGCGTGGGCCGGCACCGGGCCCGCATCTACGCCGGCAAGGGGGTGGAGAACCTCGTGCAGGCGCTTGCCCGAGACGTCATCGCGGACAACGCCCTGGCGTTCCGAAAAGCCACCGGGCTCTCACCGGCGCTCACTGTCCATGACGAGCTCGCTTACGTGGTGCCGCAGAAGCAGGCCGACAGCCTGCTGGAGCAACTGCAGGCCACCATGCGCATCGCGCCGACGTGGTGGCCGGAGCTCGTCACGTGGAGTGAGGGCGACGTGGCGGACTGTTACGGCGAGGCGAAGTAGCTTGTCTCGGGGGGCAACTATGTGTAATGTGATGGCAATTCTGCTAACACCTTACAGGGTTTCCCATGATCAGCTACGACCTCATGCGAGCGAGGATGGCTGTGCAGTTCCTTGTCGACAGCTCGTACTTTCATCAGCACGTCCGCAAGCTTCGCACTGCCGTGGTGCGCCCCAGAGCCATGCCGTTCAAGGCCGACGCCGAGCCGCTCAACGAGCTGCTGGTGATTGGCCGGCAGAACGTGCAGGCGATGGAGAACCTGATCGAGGTCGCACAGATCAAGCGCGACGGCCGCAACGACTACCAGCGCCAGTACATGGCGGCCAAGCGCCAGCGCGACCGCAAGGTCGTCGAGTTCGAGGAGCGCGTGCTTGGCAAAAAGCTCGCGCCGGAAGCCAAGGTCCAGGTTCTGCACCGGCAGTACGCCACGTGGAACCGCGAGCGCGACGCCTACATCAAGTCCATGGGCGAAGTGACCTGGACAGAACGCAACGACCGGCTGCGCGAGTTCTGGGCCCGCAAGGAGCGAGAGATCGACGCCCTGATCGAGGAGGCCAAGGTCAACGGTCCGGTCAAGCGCAAGCGCATCGTCAAGGTTGCACCAAAGCCGAGCACGGCGTTCGGCGAGAAGCTGACCAAGGCGATCCAGTACCCGCCCTCGAAGCGTTGACAGTTCGACGGCCTGACCCTACAGTCAGGCCCTAACTCAATGGACCCCAGCGACGAATGTCGTCCTGGGGCGTAACCGCATGAAGATGCCAGCCTGGACCTACTCGCAGCTCGACTCGTTCGAGAGCTGCCCCAAGAAGTTCTACCACCTGAAGGTAGTCCGAGATGTGGTGGAGCCGCCCTCGGTACATACCGAGTGGGGGACCAAGGTCCACACCGCTTTCGAGGACGCCATCAAGAAGGGTGACCACCTACCCGAAGGGATGACCCAATGGCAAGTTCTAGCCAACAAGTTGGCCAAGCTGCCCGGGGAGAAGCTCACCGAGGTCAAGTTCGCGATCGACCGCTCGTTCCAGCCCGCTGACTGGAAGAACTCCTGGAGCCGCGGAATAGCCGACCTTCTCGTGGTTTGCGGGGAGAAAGCCGCGGTAATGGACTACAAGACCGGCAAACGCAAGCCCTCCGAACAGTTGGACCTGTACGCCAATTACGTCTTCCACCACTACCCGCAAGTCAACAAAGTCACCACAGGCTTCGTGTGGTTGAAAGATAGACGCATCGACTGGAAACCCATTACAAGGTCTTCACTATCAGAGACTTGGCAGTCATTATTGCCACGGGTTCGCAAGTTAGAGTCAGCGTACGAACGCGATAGCTGGCCGGCGCGACCCTCGGGGCTGTGTAACGGCTGGTGCCCCGTCACTTCGTGTCAGTTCAACAAGGACAGATCGGGGAAAGGACGTGGTTAGGACTGAATACTCGTGGTTGACCAGCGAGGAGCTGGTCATCGTGGCCTCCAACAAGAAGTCAGCAACTCCCCTGGAGATCGAGCTGGCTCAGAGGCTGGCCGTTTACATCGAAGACCAGAAAGGGGCTGATGAATGCCCACCCCAGAAGGACGAGTGAAGGAGTCCGTGAGGAAGTTCCTCAAGGACAAGGGGGTCTGGTACTACCAGCCCGTGCAGAACGGCATGGGTGTGGTCGGCATCCCCGACTTCGTGTGCTGCTGGCACGGCAGATTCATCGCCATCGAGACCAAGGCGCCCGGCAAGGTGTTGGCCACCACGCCCAACCAGAACCGGGTGCTGCAAGCCATCTACGACCACGGGGGCTACACCATGGTCGTGGACGACATCGCCCTGCTGAAGAAGCAGTTCACCGCCATCGAAGTCGCGCTCGCACTGGAAGGAGTTCAACATGCCAAAGTCAACCGCGCGTAAGCTGGAGTACCAGAAGGCGTACAACGCCCGACCGGAGGAAGTCGCCAAGCGCGTGAAGAACAACGCCGCGCGCCGCGAGGCCATCAAGCAGGGCCGAGCCAAGGTGGGCGACGGCAAGGACGTGGCTCACAAGGTGAGCCTGGAGAACGGAGGCACCAACGCGGCGGGCAACCTCGCAGTGCAGTCCCGCGCCAAGAACCGCGGGTGGAGGAAGGGCAGTGGCTCTTACAACCCAGACAAGTGAGCACCTGTACGAGAGGGCTATGTTCGCGAAGCTGCGTCAGCAGGGTCTGACCCACGTGACCCACCTTCGGCGGGCGTACGAGATCGAGACCGCGACGCAGAAGTGGGCCTGGAAGACCAAGGCCGGCAACATCGGGGTCTTCGACATGGTCGATACGCTGAACCCAACCACCGAGGAGCTGACCGCGATGTTCGTGGCCATCAAGCTCACTGACTGACCCCCACAACAATGACCTTCGACTTCTCCTCCCCCAAGCTGTGGCAGTTCAGCGGGCACGTGCACTTCATGGTGCAGCCGACCCCCGCCAACAAGCTTCCCCAGCCCATGCGCCAGTTGCGCGCCAAGACCTACGGCGTCGTCGCCAAGAGCTTCGACTCCGCGCTCGTCAAACTGAGGTCCGCAGTCCCGGAAGACCAGTTCCGCGTCCAGAACGTCGGCATGCACGATGTGCCCATCGACCTCATCGCCGACGACCCGGTGGCTCACTGGGTGGCCGCGTCACTGGAGTAGGCATGCTTATCCACAAGCGCAAGAAGGCAGTCGTCCTCAAGCTGCGCAACCCTGAACGCGTAACGACCGTCATCCCGACGGCCATCCAGGTCAACGCCCACATGGTGGCGGTTCCGCACCGCCCCGATGAGACAAGGGTGCTGCGCAACCTGGGCTTCGAGGTCCCCGACCCGATGCCCATTCACTACGACTGGCCCAAGGTCAACGGCCACCACGATCCGTTCGCGGCCCAGCGCACGACGGCCAACTTCCTGGCCATGCACTCGCGTGCCTACTGCCTGAACGGCATGGGCACCGGCAAGACGAACTCGGCGCTGTGGGCCTACGACTACCTGCGGCGCACCAAGCAGGCCAAGCGCATGCTGGTCGTGTGCCCGCTGTCCACGATGGAGCGTACCTGGGCGGACTCGGTGTTCTTCACCTTCCCCCACCTCGACTGCGCGGTGCTGCACGGCACTCGCAGCAAGCGTCTGAAGCTGCTTCAGCAGGACGTCCACATCTACATCATCAACATCGACGGGCTAAGCACCATCCGCGACGAGCTGGCCAAGCGCGACGACATCGACTTGGTCGTCATCGACGAGCTGGCCTTGGCGCGCAACTCGGGAACCGAACGATGGAAGACCCTGAACACGATCTGCAACAAGCAGCACAGCCGCAGGGTGTGGGGGATGACTGGCTCGCCCACCCCGAACGCCCCGACCGACGCATGGGCGCAGTGCCGGCTGGTGACCCCCGACAACCCCGACGTGCCGAAGTACTTCGGCAAGTTCCGGGACATGGTCATGAAGCAGTTGAGCCCCTTCAAGTGGGTGGCTCGCCAGAACGCGATGGAGACGGTGCACAACATGATGCAGCCGGCCATCCGGTTCGCGCTGGAGGACTGCGTGGACTTGCCCGAGCAGACCTTCATCACCCGCGAGGTGGCGATGACTGCGGAGCAGGCCAAGGCCTACAAGGACATGCTGGCCAAGCTTTCGACGGAGTACCAGGGCGGGCAGATCCTGGCGGTCAACGAGGCGGTCAAGGCCAACAAGCTCATCCAGATCGCCTGCGGCGTCGCCTACGGTACCGATGGCACCGAGGTCGTGATTCCCTCGACCCCGCGGCTGGAGGTGCTCAAGGAGCTCATCGAAGAGTCCACCGGGAAGGTGATCGTATTCGTACCCCTGACTGCTGCGCTGGAGTCTGTCGCCCAGGCGCTGAAGGCCGACTGGAGCGTGGAGGTCGTCCACGGCGAGACCAGTAAGGCCGAGCGCGACCGCATCTTCGGCGACTTCCAGCATCAGATCCACCCACGGGTGCTGGTGGCCAACGCGGCGACCATGAGCCACGGCCTGACCCTGACGGCTGCCACCACCATCGTGTGGTACGCCCCAGTGCACAGCAACGAGATCTACGAGCAGGCCTGCGCCCGGGTCCGCCGGCCCGGCCAGAAGCGCACCACGGTCATCGCCCACATCGCCGGCAGCGACATCGAGCGCCGGGTCTACAAGCGCCTGCAGGACAAGCAGTCCATGCAGGGCCTGCTGCTCGATCTGGTCCGAGAAGGGAGCAAAGGTGAGTTAGCAACTACCCCTTGACGGCCGGGACAACTGGCACCACAATTCACTTCCTTACAAAAGGAGCTAACACATGAAACTGTCCGAAGCAGTTAGCTTGTACATTCGACTGCGTGACCGTAAGGCCGAGATCAAGGCCCAGATGGACGAGCAGATCGCACCCATCCAAGAGAAGATGGACAAGCTGGAAGCCAAGCTGCTGGAGGCCTTCCAGGCCACCGGCGTGGACTCGGTGAAGACCGAGTTCGGCACCGCCTACACGAGCGTTCGCACGACGGCCAGCGTGGCCGATCGCGACGCCTTCATGGAGTTCGTCAAGGCCCGCGGAGAGTGGAGCCTGCTGGAGGTCCGCGCCGCGAAGACCGCCATCGAACAGTACCGAGCCGCCAACGACGACGAGCTGCCCCCGGGTGTCAACATCCGTGAGGAAAGGGTCGTCAACGTCCGTCGGTCCGCGTAAACTCATCGTCCCCAGGAGTACCAATGAACATCATCCCGTTCGAGGGCAAGACCCTCCCCGCCTACCTCAAGAAGTTCGACGTCTCGGCGCTGAACGCGGACCTGACCGCCCACGCCGGCGGCGGCTTCCCCGTGCTGTCCACCAAGGGCAACAAGTGGGCCGTCGTGCGCGACGGCGAGCGCACCGTGCTGCCCAACCCCAAGGACCCGGAGAGCCCGGCGACCTACGTGGACGTGGTCATCATCAAGGCCAACAAGGACAAGTCCAAGGTCTTCTACCTGAAGGGCTATGACCCGGAGTCCAGCGAGAAGCAGAAGCCCGACTGCTACTCCCCCGACGGCATCGCCCCCGGCGCGGACGCGGCCGCCCCACAGGCCAAGAAGTGCGCCACCTGCCCGCACAACCAGTGGGGCTCGAAGATCGGCGACAAGGGCGCCACCAAGGGCAAGGCGTGCAGCGACAACGTGCGGCTGGCGGTGGCCCCCGCCGGGCAAGTCAACGACCCGATGCTGCTGCGCGTGCCGCCTGCGTCCATCCGCAACCTGGGCGAGTACGGCCAACTGCTGGCCAAGCGCGGCGTGGGCTACAACATGGTGGTCACCAAGATCGCCTTCGACCCCGACTCGCTCGGCAAGATCACGTTCAAGCCCGTGGGCTTCCTGGACGATGCGTCCTACGCCGAAGTGCAGGAGGTGATGGACTCCGACCTCGTGCGCGACATCACGGGCGGTAGCCTCACGCAGGTCATCGAGTCCGTGGCTGCCGCCGATGCGCAGGAGATCGCCAAGGAAGCCGAGGCCAAGGAAGTGGTCAAGCAGGCCGTCTCCAAGGCCAAGCAGGTCACCGACGAGGAAGTCGAGACCGCCGTGCGCGCCGCAGAGAAGCCCTCCAAGGCCAAGCCGGCCGAAGACAAGCCCAAGGCCAAGGCGAGCCCGGTCGTCAGCGAAGATCTGGACGTCGACCTCGACGGCATCAGCTTCGACGACGAGTGAACCACAACACGGGGGAGGCGCGAGGGCGACCTCCCCCTTCTGTCTGCACCTGGGGCTTGCATGTCATACAACATTGAACCGAGGAAAGTTGCCGGCGTGGTCAAGGAGGCCAGCGCCGCGCTCGAAGGCAAGGACTTCAACCACGGCGAAGTCCTGGTTGGACTGGCTGAACTGCTGGGCCGTGTCATCGTGGACGTGGGCAAACACCACGTCCACATGGATGACATGAAGAAGGTCGTCGTCGACCACCTGGAGCGGACTGTCCGCATCGGGGCCCACGCCACGGAGAAGAGTATCGCCGCACGGGGGTGAGATGGACACCCTTGAGTTTCTGCGCACGATCCTGCCCGACGAGGGCATCTACTATCTGGCCCTCTTCCGCGAGGGCTACCAGTTCCCGGCGCACCGCGCCTACACCGACCTGGAGACCATGGCCTACGCCGTCGAGGAGATGGCGGACAAGAAGGGCCTGTCGGTCTACCACGCCTGCGCCAGCTACCAGAAGGCAGTCATCGAGATCGAGTCCGATGACCCCGACAAGCCCAAGCGCAAGTACCGCATCCCCGAGAACTGGGACCGCGCCAAGGCGTTCTGGGTCGACATCGACTGCGGCCAGGAGAAGTTCGACAAGGGCGACGGCTACATCACCAAGGCTGATGCGGCCAAGGCAGCCTTCAAGTTCGCCGACACCATCGGCTGGCCGCGCCCCATGCTCGTGGACTCGGGCAACGGGCTGCACGCCTACTGGCCGCTGATCAAGCCGCTGAAGGCCGAGAGCTGGCGCAAGATCGCCAACGTGTTGAAGGCCACGCTCGCCCACGAGGGCGTGCGGGCTGACCCCACGCGCACGGCCGACTTCAGCTCCATCCTGCGCCCCGTGGGCTCGGTCAACCGCAAGAACGGGGGGTCGAAGGCCGTCAAGGTCAAGTCGCTTTGCGTTGCCCAGGATGCAAAAGCGTTAGCAACTGCCCTGCTGAAGTACGCCACCGAGCACGGCGTGAAGCAGCCCAAGGCGGCAGCACCGTCCAAGCCTCGGGGTGGCGCGGACCTGAACTCGGACCTGACTGGGCACCTGTCGTACCCGGACATCCCGAGCAAGGGGGCCGAGGTGGCCTCCAAGTGCGCCCAGGTCGCTCTCATGCGCGACACCGCCGGCGACGTGAGCTACGAGCACTGGCGTGGGGTCATCGGGCTGCTCACCCACTGCGAGGACGGACGCGAGCTGGCCGAGGCCTGGAGCGCGGAGCGGGAGAACACCGGCCACGCGCAGACCGACTGGCATACCCGGTTCGACACGTGGGGCTCCGGCCCGACCACCTGCGAGTTCTTCGAGAAGTGCAACCCCGACGGCTGCACGGGCTGCGAGTTCAAGGGCAAGGTCAAGTCCCCCATCATCCTGGGGCGGGTCATCCCGATCGCCGTCGAGTCCGAGGTCGAAGTCATTAGCAACGAGGGCGAGTCCGAAGTCGTCACGACTCCGGCGCTGCCCACGTCTTACGTGTACTCCAACGGGCTGCTCACACGCCTGCTGCCGGACAAGGACGGGGTGCTGCAGTCGTTCCCCTTCTGCACCCTACTCTTCTACCCCACGGCGCGCATCCGGGCCGAAGACGGCACCTACCGCATCGGCATGCGCATGCACCTGCCCAACAAGCGCGTGCGCGACTTCGAGATGACACACGAGTCCATGGCCTCGCAGACCGACATGCTGAGGGCGATGGCCAAGTACGAGCTCACGCAGAGCAACCACAAGGACGCAGGCTCACACATGGCTGCCTACCTTCGAGACCAACTGGAGGCGCTCAAGCGCCAAGTCGAGGAGGTCAGCACGCTGACCAGCTTCGGCTGGAAGTCTGACGGCGCGTTCCTCATCGGGGACCGCCTCTACGGCGCCGACGGCTCGGTGCGCAAGGTGCTGCTGGGCGGCTCGGCCACCAAGTACTCGGCGAGCCTGCCCGCCCCCAAGGGCACGCTGGCCGGCTACGCCTCGGCGCTCAACTTCATGTACAACCGCGCCGGCATGGAGCACTGGCAGTACGCCATCTGCTCCGGCTGGGGGTCGATGCTGACACCCATGTGCGAGGAGCTCTTCAAGGGCCTTCTGGTAGCGCTGCGCGGAGGCGACTCGGGCAAGGGCAAGACCACCTGCTGCTACGCGAGCCTGTACGCCTTCGGCAACGCCGAGGGCATGTCGCTCAAGTCCAAGGACGGCTTCACGTACAACGCGCTGTGGGCGGTGCTCGGGGCGTTCAACAACCTGCCGGTGCTGCTCGATGAGCTCACCAACATGGACGCGGCGATGTTCTCCGACCTCGCCTACGGCGTGTCCAACGGACAGGAGAAGATCCGCCTGACCTCCAAGGGCGGCAGCGTCGGGTTCGCCAACACGATCCAGTGGCGGCTCTCCCCCTTCGTGACCGGCAACCGCGACTTCCACGGACTGCTCGCCACCACCCAGGCGAACTCGCAGGCCGAGGCCGTGCGCCTCGTGCAGATCAACGTGGACACCTACCCCGTGGTCCACCTGGACGAGGACCCCCAGCGCGAGGCCGAGATCGCGCAGCAGTGCATCGAGGCCATGAAGGCCAACGCCGGGTGCGCCGGCGACGCCATGATCCGCTACGTCGTGCAGAACGTGAAGGCCCTCACCGACGAGGTGCGCGCCACGACGCTGGAGCTCGCCCGGCACCTGCCCGACACGAAGTACCGCTTCTACCGCGCGCACGGCGCATGCACGCTCACCATGTGCAGAGTTGCCCGCGACCTGGGCATCGTCGAGTTCGATCTCGATCGGCTCTTCGAGTTCACGGTCGAGCTGCTCAAGGAGCTGGCCGAGAACGTCGCCATCACCAACACGGTGACCATGGAAGACGCCTTCAGCCGCATGATGGCCGAGCTCGCCAGCCGCATCATCGTAACCCACGAGTTCCGCGACGCCCGCCACAAGAACGGCCCGGAGACGCCGCGCAACCGCATCCAGGGTGCAGTGGCCGGGCGCTACGTGCTGGGCACCACGACGTCGCGCGACTGCGCCGGGTACATCATGCTCAACCAGAAGGAGGTGCGCGACTGGTGCATGCGCAACCGCACCGACTACAACGCCATGGTCGGGCAGCTCGAACGCGACGGCGCGCTCGTCAAGCGCATGGACAAGATCACGCTCACGCGCGGCACCGACTTCCCCACCGTGCAGGCCCGCTGCATCATCGTCAACTCGTACAAGCTGGACAAAGAGGCGCTAACTCTTGTTAGCAACAGTGTAGGCGAAGAGGGTGACAGACAAGCGGTCGGAGAGGTATGATGCGCCCCGTTAGTTCCTACAGGTGCTTTCTCCGGGGTATGGGTTGGGAGTTCTCGGCCGCCCCGGATCTTTTTCCGAGGCTGCGATGAAACTGACCCTAGATGCCAAAGGCCTCGCCGAGGCCCTGAGCCTGCCGGTGCGCACTGTCCAGCAGTACGCCTCCCGCTACCCCGACAGGCTGCCCCCGCGGCTCAATCTGCCCAGCCGAAAGCTGATGTGGGCTGTGGCTGACGTGCAGGAGTGGATCGAGCGCCATCGTGCAGCTTCGCAGCCAGCTCCGCAGGAGTAG